GCAAGTTGCGCGAACGCATCTGCCACATCATCGTGCTTATTTTTGGATGATACGGAATACCCGCACAGCTTGTTCATCGCCTTCTTGTAGTTCTTGTCGCTCACCGTATCGTCCTTAAAAAGGCACCGTTCCTTCACCCACGGCGAATTGGCAAGTATCTTTGTCTCTTTGTTCTGCGTGGTATACCTGGTCTCGATCTTCGTGATTCCTCCCCGCGCCTTCACGCCCGCCTGCACTGTCTGGGCCACGCGCCCGCCTGCCGAATTGCTCTCAAAGCAACTCATCTGTACCTTGTGTCTCAACAAGCATTGGATCAGCAGCTCGTCCACAACTTCCGGCTTGCTATTGTCGCAGAAGATTTCCTCGATGTAGTAATTGTCCCCGTACCGATAGGCCACCGGCATCACGCAATCGTCGCTGCCTCTGTCCTTCGTGTCGCACACGGATATGATGGCGTCCGGTTGACCCTCCGGCAATTCAAAGTACCGCCGTAACTCGTCGGGGTCGTACAGCCTGCCCTCACGGTCTATCGGTTGTTGCATGTACAGCGCCCGCCAGTTCACGTCGTCCATGATGTCCCGCTGCTCGTGATAGAACTTCGTGCTGAATCCTACCCCATAGGCATAGTCGAAGTTGCTCTCGTCATTCTCATCCAATGCGGGAATGGCGATAAACTTTGCCCTGTCATCCCCCTCGTAGGTCTGCTCCAGCAGCGAGATCACGTCACCCGTCGCCCACCTGGTCGCAATGTGCAACTCCTTGCACTTGTCGCCGATCTTTCTCTGTCGAAGGTCCGTGTTGTATATGCCCCACAGCTTCGCCAGCCGGTCCGGGGACAGCGCCACTTCCAACGATGAAATCAGATCGTCGCAGTACAGCAGCGTCGCCGCCCTATACAGACCGGCGTTGCCCGTCCCGATGGACGTGAACTCCAACGTCTCAAACCTCTTCCGCTTCCCCAAATCTATCCGGCAGTCCTTCGCGTTTGTGCTGGACACCTTCACAGCTGGGAATACCTCTGACCACAGGTAATCGCCCCTCATATCCATGATTCGCAGACATTCGTCATACGCGCCCTTAATCCATGAATTGGAGTGCGATCCCGTCAATATCGGGTCGTCAGGGTATTTCCCCGCCAGCCACGTCAAATAAAATATCGCCAGCGTGCTCTTCCCGGCTCCAGGCGGAAGCGAAATCGCCAGCAGGTCCAATTTATCGTCCGCCAACGCCTGCATGTCGTCTGCAATCGGCTTCAATGTCCTGCGCCTCGGCGGCCAGAACTTCTTGCTCGGCTCCCGGTTCCATTCCACAAACAGCATATATGAATCAAAGTCCCACGGTGCCGCCGCCAGCAGAACCCGCCGATGCAGCCCCATCATCTTCCGCCCCAAATCCAAATCCCGCTGCACCAACACTCCCATCCGTTCGCTGATCGTTTCGCTCAGCCACTTCAGCCCCGCCACAGCCTCCCCCTTCTCCACCGGCAGCAGCGTCCTCATAATCCCATAGTAGTCCTCATAAGCCTGATACCCAAATGGGTCTTTTTGTATCGCGGAAAAAATTTTCAGCCCCAATACCTTCAAATCCATCTTTTCTTTCCTCCTAAAGCAAAAAAAGAAAAGCAAGCCGGACATTTCCTCGTATGTCCGTCTTGCTTTTCGTATCGTCGTCTGCTATTCAGTTGTCAACTTATCACTATTTGGCGGCCCGGCGCTTGAAATATTCGTGCCCCTTATCTGTGATCTTCACCGCCATAGGCTCCATCATCTTCCCCTTCCCATCCCTCACACCTTCAATATACCCCAAATGCTCAAACGCCAACAAGTCTATCATCGCCTTGCTCTGCGTCATCTTCGGGTCTGCCTTCTTCATCAGCGCCCGCGCCGTCTTCATCGTCCCGTCCCCGGCCTCGATACCCTTCAACGCCTCATACATAAGCGCCCACTTCTCAGTTTCCCGCGCCCTGCTCTCCTGAATCGTCATCGTATATCCTCCCATATTACCGTAGTCTCATCTTCTCGCTGTCTCGGAACTCGCCCTTCGCTATCCGTACTATGTCGATCACCCACATCAGCGTCAAGGCCACCGTGCATACGCCCGTCACCACTTCCCGCCAATGCAGTCTAATCCATGTCCATACCGTCATGCTGTTCTCCCAATAAAACGAAAACCATATCCTGTTGCGGATAAAGTACCCACTCGCAAACGCAAGCAGTATTGACAGCACTACATTCACAGCCCCGCGCCACGACCTGTTCACATAAAAGTAATGCAGCCCCAGGAACCCTCCGACTAAACACAGCAGCATCGCAATCGCCTTGTGCTTCTTCGATCCCAGAAATCGGTATTCGTATCTCTTTTCCTTTGCCATCGTATATCCTCCTCTTTCCTCGTTATCCTGCTCTCTTACACAGATTGTACCACGTAGAACGGCCTATCCCCAATTCCCGGCAGCACTCCGCTACCGTCATACTGCCCCTTTTTTGTTCCTCACGGAATTTTTCAAGGGCAGCTTGGTCTACCTCAATGGCCTTCCGTCCCTCCCGCCATTCCGGATTCTTCGCCTTCACTATCGCCTTCCCCTCGTTCAACCTCTCCATGATGTTGTCATGCTCAAACTCAGCAAACGCAAGCAGTATGTGCATCATCAACCGTCCCGTGATCGTGTTCTCTACCATTCCCATGTTCAATACATGCACCTTCACACCACGGTCCATCAGCTCCTTGATCTTGTTCGCCCCATCAGCAGCCGTCCTCGCAAACCTGTCCAGCTTCGTAACCGTCAACGTGTCCCCGGTCTTCAACTCTCCCATCAGTTTCGTGAACTCCGGCCTGTCCATCTTCGTACCCGTGAAATGGTCGTAGTATACCTTCTCGCAACCGGCAGCCTTCAACGCCTCTGTCTGCCCCTGCTTGCTGTTCCCGTATCTGTCCTGCCCGTCAGAAGATACACGCGCATAACCGTAGACCATGTATGTCCCCCCAATCAAATGTATTATCCGTGCTTATATGGCCTGCCTTGCTGCTTTGGCACAGTCAGTGCCTCATAGGGTGTCATGTTCAATTTCTTCATGCGATAAGCAACAAACGACATACTAACTCCATATTCATTGCACCAATCAATGGCATCTTTAGTTACTCCATCTATTGTCCATTGAATACGGCGCTTCACATGAATTGTTTCTGGCTTTGGAGTAAACGTCCACCTTGGGTGCTGATTGTTCGCTTGCGTCTTTGCGTCAGCCCATCGACAGTTGGATGGTTCGTAATTCCCATCGCAATCTATCCTATCAATAGTGCATTGCCCTTTGGGTGCATCAGGGTCGTAGCCAGTCGATTTTGCCCATTCTCTAAACGCAAAGTAACTATTCTTCCATTCATCACAAACAGTTATACCGCGTCCACCATATATCTTATAAGCGTGGTTCTTAGGGTTGTAACACCTGTCCAGCATGTTGCGATATACAACATATAGCCGATCATTGCTATGCCCATCAATACCCATCATGGCGCGGCATACACATCTTTCGTTTCCGCAAGTTATGACATTTCCGTAAATAAGGTGGGTTGGCTTCACCTTCGTCATCCTGCCGCACATACACATACAATCAAAATACTTTTTACTGTAACCTGTAATCGTAAGAAAACCGTATTTTTTGCCTATCCACGATTCATCATGATAGTTCCCAAGCGGCTTATTGTAGTTTTTACAACTACATTTGGGTGCGGTTTCACCTATTATTTGTGCCATTGGCCGCTCCCTAAGTTTACCACATTTTGTACACCTGACAACCCATGTAGAAGTTGAAGCATCTTCAACCTTCCACATTCCAAAAATCTTTCCATTCCACGGACGCGCGGTTTCTTCTCTCATTCGTTCACGCTGAACACGTTTGGCTTCTTTGGCTGCCTCCATCTCAGCATGTCTCTTTTCGCACTTCTCTAACCTTTCTTGATTAATCGTACATTCGCATCTGCCTCTATTTGTTCCTTTGCGATATTCCTTGAAAAATTCGCGCCCGTTTTTAATCGTGCGACGATTACCGCACTTTACGCATTCCATCTCCCATACTTGTTTGCGATTATCCCAATCGTACCAGATGTTGCACACTTTAAAGTCGCCGTATTGATTGCCAATTTTCTCGGCATAACATCTTTCCTGTTGATGCAAAATCTGTTCCATGTTCACTTTGTGAATACAGTCATGCGATGTGGCATTGGTATCTGTTAGTAATGGTGCAGACATTATGTTCCCTCCTTTTTTGTATTTTCGGATTTATGAGATTTCTTCCTTTCCATTTTCTCATTTATCTTCGCGGCAGTTTCGGGCGTCATTACGCAATCAACATAGTAAGAACCACTCGTAACCCTTGCGCTGTGCGGAACAACAAATATCTTGTAGCCAAGCACCCGAAGCATGTCGTTAAACATTGACAATGGAATGTCCTTTTGCTTCGGACCGTACAACCTCTCCCACATTGCCGCAGTAGATAAACCACACGACTTTGCAAATTCTGCAACCGTTTTGTTCTGGTCTTTGATGATCTGACTAATCGTTTCTCTGCCTGTCATTTTGAACACCTCCTATGTTTCGTATTATACCATCAAGAAAACGCTTTGTCAATAGTTATCTTGATAATAATTCATCTTTTTTCTTGAAATTCACGACGCATAGGCAACCCCTGGGCGCGTCAGCGCCCGAAAAGCCCCCGAGGCCATCCCGAAACCCGGCTATGCACTTGGGGATGAGACCCGAACGGAGACAGGACCCCGCCAACAGCAGGACCGCCAGCCGCCACCACCACGGCCAGCGGACTCGGACCACCTGCACCCAGGCCCCGCCACAGCTCGCCACGATCGACAGCAGCACCGAGGACCGGCCCGCGGCCATGATCCACGGCCCCGGCAACAGGACAGCCCCACGGCCCGCCACAGCGCCCACAGCGCCAGGACAGCGGACGCCCCGCCCCGACGCCCGACGACAGCCCCCACGCCGCCCAGGACGCCCACAAGACCCGCCACGCGCCGCCCTACTACTATATACCCCATCACCGACGACAGCCCGACAGCGGCCCACGCTGGACAGCTGGACAGGCAGCGGAAAGCATGCCCACCGCCCGCCGACCATCCACAAACTGAGCAAAGAACGGACAGCGGAAAACGCCCATCAGGAATCAAGAAAAAATTTGAAAATACCCCTTGACAATCAAGAAAACGCTTGATATAATAGAACCATCAAGAAACCACTTGAACCACGACCCGCGGCCCCGCCGCAGAGAGGAGCACACCATGCAGAACCCTATCACTAAGGCCCACGCGGATTATACAGATTACATCATCCGCTATGGAGTGGACGAGGCGGCCCGCATCCTGGACAGTTACCGCTATTCGGTCGACCCGCAAATCCCGCACATGGACGCCGATAACGCCGCATGGGAGCGCGCATACATGGAAGCCGCCTCCGCGATCATCGACGCCCATCAGCCCACCGATACCGAGAACGCGCCCCAGGCGGCCACGCAGGCCGCCGAGGGGACCAACGAAGAGAAGGAGGCCGAGACCATGAGCACCACCGAGCGCGAAGCCCTGGAGCGGATCAACGCTCGCCAGAACGCCGCGAACCATTTCGCCAACATCACCCCCGCCGACATCGCCGCCGAGCTGGCAGCCATGGAAGCGGAGCAGGCAGCACCGGCACCCGATCCCGACGCCGCCACCCTGGCCCCCGCCGACGCCGCGCAGGTATGGGACGAAGACGGCAACACCATCACCACCGAGGAAACCACCACCAACGAACAGAAAGAGGAGGAGAAACCCATGAGCAACCCCAACAAGCTGTATTTGTCCAACTGGGACTATAACGCCGCGCTCATCATTGAAGAGCTGGCCGAGATCGTGAAGAACAACGGCGGCACCGTGAAGCCCGGAACGGAAACCATCATCGAGAACCGCGCATTGAATGAGAACCTGCGCAAAGCCGCCGACCGCATGACCCAGCTTGAGAGCATCGAAGCCGAGGCCCCCGGCACGAACGAGCACCGCACCGACGCGATAAAGCGCCTCCGCGCCGACATCGAGAAGTGGGAGCGGATCGACAACACCCCGCGCACCGTCCACCATTGCACCTGGTCAAGCGCTTATATCAGCTTTAAGCTGGGCGGGATGTACTACTACTATCAGACCGACAGCAACCCGTTTTTCGACTTCTACTATCAGAAAACCCCGATTGACGTAAACGGCACTGTCAGCCGCTGCGCCTGCCTTGAGAGCGACAAAAAAGAATGGCTGTATGATTGCTTTTTCCGCGCCGAAGCGACCGACGCCGACCGCCGAGAAGCCGCGAATCTGATTTACAACATGCTGGTAAAGGCGGCCCCATCCGTAATCCGCCGCGATAGTCACCGCGTCAGAGTGCGCAACCAGTACGATGGCCGCTATCACTATGAGACCGTATACGAAAAGGAACGCCGCGAAGCTGTGAACTTCTAACCCCGCCGACGTTGCCCAGGGCCCGGACGCCAGCCCGGACCCCTGGCAATGCCGACAGGCAGAACCCAGCAGCACACCGACCCACGAAAGGAGCGCGAAACCATGATTAAACACATAATCCGAGAAGTCACCCCGGAAGCCTGCGAGTTTTCATCCTACTTTGACGGCGACACATTCACCGAGGCAAGCGGCGACTACTGCAACACCCTGTTTATCATCTCCAATGAAAGATGGGGACGCCTGAACGGGTACAACATCGACGAGTATAAGCGCGTAAGGGATCAGGCCGAGGAAATCATGGAAGGATTCACCGACGTGAACGACGGAGTAACCGACTATGACGGCCGCCGGATCACCTATAAGGCCATCATGGAAGACGCCGGAATAGCTTACAATGCGCACAAGTGCCACAGCCTGCGCCAGTGGCACGCCCAGCACGACGACACCGACCCGGAAGCCATCGCCGAGTATCTGACCATCATCACCGGCAAGCGCTGGACCACCGGCAGCGCCCGCGGATATTGCCAGGGCGATTACGTGGAAATGGTATATTGCTCCGAGCGCTACCCGGAAGGCGTCGAAGAATTCGGCGAAATCTGGTTAGGAGCAGCCAAGGAGTTTTGCATCATCGACGTAAACGAAGACGGCACCGAAGGCGACACCGTATACGGCTACATTGTAGCCGATTGTAAAGCCTGGCGCGACGCAGAATATAAAGCCATCATCTGCGAATGGGAAGGCCTGGAACCGGAGGAAACGCGCCTTGAAATGATCGACAGCACCACCACCCGCACCATTTACAGCTATCGGACCGCATGAAAGGAGGCCGTATAAAATGACATTCGAGCAGATTTGTAATTGGATAACCGCCCGCCAGGCGATCCCGCAGGAACGCCGCTATAGCGAACACGGACGGACCGACGAAACCACAGTAACCTATGCCAACGGCGACACCTACCGCCAGATAATAACCTATATCGGGCACAGCGACTTTGACCGGCTCCACACTGAAAGCTACATCAACGGCGAATGTGTAAGAAGCGCAGACCTCAGATATGAAAATTTTGGATGGAAGGAGGCATAACCCCATGGATTGCAACTCATACAGCTACGCCCCGCATATGCTGGACGAATCCACCCCGCATTATAGGCCCTGCGACCGCGTAACCATCGAACGTCGGACCGCCAACGGCCGCGAGTATTTCATCATCTTGGACGACACCAACGACGGCAGCGACAAAGCCTATGACCTGCATACCGCCATCAAGACCGCCGCGAACTGGTTGAAGGAAGGAACATAAGCCCATGTTTATGACCGTCATAAATGGCCGCGTAGCCATCGAGGCAACGCCCGACACGCCCGGAGCATTCATGCACGCCGGCACCTGGTACATCTACGAACGCGACAGCAGGACCCCCACGAAAGGAGAATAAAACCATGTTCATCAAATCCGAAAAAGGCGGAAGCCGATTCTGCACATTTGCGGAAATGCCCACCAAGAGCCATTATAAAATCGCTCTGCTTTACAAGTCCGACCCATGCAGCAGCCGGGAAGTCCTCGCAGAGGCCCGCAGCAAGGGAATAGCCTACCGCATTTACAAGGACCTGCTCAACCTCTACAGCCCCGACGCCCTTGTAATCTACTGAACCCCAGCCGGTTTTTACAGGCCCCCGGCCCGCCCGGGAGCCTGAATAAAGCCGACAGGCCAGACCACTACCACGCACCCCACGACACCGAGAGGAGGCACCCCCGCATGACCTACACCACCCCAGGCGGATCATATTCCCGCCTATACGCCGACATGGCCCAACAAAAGCACCTACTCATTGCAGGCGCGACCGGAAGCGGCAAGTCAACCGCCCTTGACGGCATACTTCACGCCATCCTGCACGGCAGCCCCGCCGACGACCGTCTAATCCTCATCGACATCAAAAAGGTTGAGCTGATCGACTACCACGAATTACCCCACCTGCACAGCTACGCCGACGACGTACCAAGCGCCCTCCAGGCCCTCCAGACGGCCATTGACATCATGCTCGCCCGATATACCGACATGCAGCGCCGCAGAATCAAAGAGTATGACGGAAGTCACCTATACGTCATCATTGACGAGCTGGCCGACCTCATGACCACCGCCCCCAAACAGGCCGCGCCGCTAATCCAGCGTATAACCCAGCTGGGACGCGGCGCAGCGTGCCACATGATAGCGGCGACACAATGCCCCATATCCGCAGTCATCCCGACGCCGATCAAAGTCAATTTTCCCGCGAAGCTGGGACTAATGACGGCAACTGCCCAGGACAGCCGGAACATCATAGCCCGCGCAGGCTGTGAAAAACTCCCATATCCGCCCGATGCCGGCGAGGCATACGGATATTACCTGCGAGGCCCGAAGCTGGATTTATACCAGCTCCCCCGTATCCCTGACGCCGAGCGCCACCGGATCATAGACCACTGGACCCGCCAAAGCGCATAACGGCCACAGCCCACACGCCCCGCCACAAGGCGGGATTTTTCATGCCCCCGACCGGCCCCGCAGCCGATCCCCGGCCACAGCTGGACCACCCGCCAAAGGCACCACGCAAAAGGCCCCGGAGCACACGCCCCGAGGCCCATTTTCTGCACCCATCACCAGCCACAACCGGCACACACCGACGCCGCCAGCCGCACAAAAAAGCCTGTTCTGCGCCATCCGGCATCCCGCGACAAATCCATCGCGCCGTTTTTGCGCCCGTCACAGCCCTATTTCTGCGTCTTCTGCGTTATTCCCCGTCACCGTCAGCAAAGCCCGTTTCGACCGTTTTACCGTCCTCCAGATAACGCTTTGCTATATCCTCGGCGCTCATATCCTGCTCGCCGCCATTCTGCGGAGCAATAACCACATCCTGAACATCTTTGTACTGGAACATGTTTTTAGCCAGGAAGATACCGGACGCCGGGTTGATTTTCCCGTTTTGCATATAATCAACCCAAATTTCCTCCAAAATATCGACGGCTTTTCTTATCACGTCAAAGTGCGTGCTGCTACGATAATCGCCCCTTTTCCACAGGTTGACGGTCTCTCTGCTAACCCCGAGCCAATTAGCCAGCCCCACCATATTCGGCTTTCTGTCGTTTTCCTCGCAGAAATCGAAATACTCATTGATACGTTTTTCGACCTGTTTCGGATCAGAAATATCAATCGGCGGAAGGTTCATAGAGACGCGAGCGAACCTGAGATACCTGGCATTATCACCCGGTTCCGTGAACTCTTCCCCGAACTTTTCCAAATCTGGCCGGTTCCTTCTGCGCTTGACGGGCTTATTATCAGTGGCGTTATTGGTTTGTTTCTGCCTGTTACGTTTGGTCTGTTCAAAGGCTACGACGTTGTTGTTGTTCTTGTCGTTTTTACCCTTATCAGTAGCCATAGGGATAATACAGCTCCTTCCTTCTGCGAGATTATATAATAAAATGGATTCTCTTTACTATAAGTATAATAATATACTATACACTTACAAGTATATCCATAGCATAGAAAGTAAAGCAAAGCATATAATACAGAGTATAAGGTAATACCTATCTGCGAGACAAAAAAGTTCTTCGTTCGCAGGCTGAAAGGTTCCGCAGGTCCTTCGTTGATACGTTCGTTCCTTCGTTCACGCCTTCGTTCGTCCGCAAAAGCCTTCGTTCCTGGTCAAGGTCCTTCGTTCGTTGGCAGCCTTCGTCCGCAAAAAAGCCCTTCGTACGTTCACAGGCTCTTCGTTCGTTGGTTTCTTTCGTTCGTGAGAAGCGCCTTCGTTGACGGCCTTCGTTCATGCGCAGGTCCTTCGTTCGTCCTCCGGATGCTTCGTTCACAAGGTCCTTCGTTCGTCCGAAAAGCCCTTCGCAGGCTCTTCGTTCGTTACCCTGTTCCTGCTCCCCTTCGTTCGCAAATCAAAGTTCTTCGTTCATCTCCTCTTCTTCCAGACTCGGATCACATTGACCCATTCGTTAATATGTACCGTTGCAAAGCATCGCGCCTTCTCCGCCGCTTCGTTCCTGTCAGCGGCCCACACAACAATGCTTTCGTGTCTGTTCACCATATTCGGCTCCCCATACCTGAACACAGCCACATCGACGCCCCATGCCTCTTCGTTCACGCTATCCTCTCCCTTCGTTCCTTCATACATAAATATACAAGTATAATCAAAACACACAGTATAATATATTATTATATATATAACTACCCAGTAGAATGATTATACTATATCCCATCAATCCCCTCCGAAAAATTCCTTCTGGCTGAACCACTTGTCATCGATGATGTTCCCGATCCTGTCCACGATGCCGCCCCATCCGGGCAATTCCACGCGCACGTACTTTCCCTTTATGTCCTCCCACCGATGGACGCCAACCACGTCCATAATGCGCATGAGCGCTTCTGTGCCCTTCTCATAGCCCTGAAATTCCTTCGCGCCCAGATACCCCTTGCCGATTACACGCCCGCCGTAACTGCACCCACAGCCGTTCATCTTCAGCGTCAGATAATAGCACAGCACCCCGTGATCCTCCATCGACAAACTCACGTTCTCGATCAGCGCGTTGACAATCTCGCCCTTCGTACCCATGTTCTCGCTCCCTTCCGTTTCATCCCTTCGTTCATCTGTTCCTTCGTTGGCAGATTTGAACCGCACATAGTAATCCATGTTGGTCCACCCGCCCCTGGCCGTGATGGTATCAATCACCCTGTCGTCATCCTTTTCAAAAAAGGAATCAGACGCACTTACGACACATCCGTATTTGTATTCGATCGATTGCGCGTGCATCCATCCTCTTTCATCCTCAATCAGATAGATGCTCCCCCATTCGTCTCTCTTTTCCAACAGCACCGCGGCGACAAACGCGCTGACACTTCTTATGCCGTCTGCATTCCACTCCACATCATAAGGCGCGGTACAATCCCCGGATACCGGCCCGGTCTTCGTAAACTTCAGCTTATTCTCCATACCCCTTCGTTCCTTCCCTCCCCAAGTTCAGTAATACTCAACTTTGACGATTTAACTACCCCTGCGCACGCGCGACATAGTACAAAGGTATAATCTATATATATAAATAAAAGTATATCCTACTTTCCTTCGTCCTTCTTTCTGTTCAGCCAATTCTTCGCAAGCCTCTCAACAATCTTCCTCTCCCCATCGTCCAATTCCACCGGCTCCACGCCCAGCGCCTTCAACGTCTCTTCGGCGATCTGCCGTATCTCCTCACGGCTCAATTCCTTTCTTCCTTCGTTCATCATCTCCGCCTCCTGTTTTCGCCGCTCTCAACGCCAGCGTACCCGTACAAAATCCCCGTAAATATGTCTGTGACGTAATCCTGCTGCTCCCTGGAACTCATGCCCGTATAAATCCGTTCCTTGACTGCGTTCATGGCGTCGTTGATGGCGTTCATCATGTTCACTTGATTACCGATCTCGGCGATCTCGTGGGGAATAAGCCCCTTATGGGCCATTTGCCGCGCCGCGTCCACGACACTATTGCCGCTGGAGCTACGTCCGGCAAAATTCTTATCGCCGGTATGCGTCATATCAAATTCTCTCCGGTCCTGCTCACTGGCTGTAATCCTGCTGGCAAAGCGCTGCATGTCCCGGTACTGCCGCTCCGCTTCCCTGTCCACATGCCGCACATCCCCGGCCAGCTTGTTCGCCAACTTTTCCGCCTGATTCATGAGCTTGTCATACCCTGGCCCGGTTTCTCCTGTAAGATTTCCTTTGCTGTCCCGCTCAAACACGTTCCCGACGCGCCTGTAAGCGTTCCAGTAAAGCCGCGTAACCTCTTCCTTTGCCTCCCGCATATTCCAGACGGTCCATTTGCCGCCCCTGCCGCCGGTCGCGTTCACCGTCACGGCCCCGGCAGCCCGCCTGAACCCAGATCCCGCCTTCGCCATTCAACCGACCTCCTTCGCATTCAACCCATGCAGCCGCTCCAAATGGCTGCTCTCAATCTTCTGTATCCTCCCATCCCCTTCGTACCGCTCCGGCACCTTCCCCTTCCACAGCACCTTCACCGGCTCCAGCCGCCTCAACATCTCTTCGTACCCCTCGCAAAGCCACCGCTCATGCTCCTTCGTATCGAACATCCCGACGCTTGAAATGGCCACCACGCCGCCCACAGGTTCCCCGTCAAATGCCCATTCCAACGTCTCAGGACTGCTCCACGTCACCGTGGGCACCACCTTGACCCCGTTCTGCTGCCACCACCACCCACACCAATGCTTCCGGTAATGGTTCCACACCTGGCAGGCCTTCGGAAAGTCCGAGAACGGCGAAAAATCCGGCGTACACACCGCCGCGAACTTCGCCAAAACCTCGTAATACCGCTCCGGCCTCGACCAAACCCGCTCAAACAGGTGATCTTCGATGAAGAAATGCACCCCAGTTCTCTCAGGAATCGAACACCCGCCACATTCATTAAAAGAAATCCATTTTTCAACGCCGTCGATGTCGTATTCCGGCCAAAGCTGCGGAATCCCAAACTCCCCCACACCGTCGACGATCCCCAACTCCTGATTGAGACAGCCCCTTCGTTCCCGGTTCCCCGGCAGCCTTCGCACCGCCAAGCCTTCCACCTCCCGCTTACCTTACACTATAAGTATAACTATAACCCATAACCAATACATGGTAATCTATATTATACTTCTTTCCCCTTCGGCAACTCGCCCTTCAACAGCCTCATCACCTCGCTGGGCGAATACACGATCTTCTCTCCCCACGCAAACCTTTCCAAATTCCCCTGCCCGTGCTCCACCATCTTCATGCACACTTCCTCCGGCGTGAACAGCCCCGGATGCGGTACATCCGCCAGCTTCCCCAAATCATATCCCGGACACATGGCCATCATCCCCTCCACGGTAGACATCGCCGACACATACCCGGTATAATAATCCCGGTTCCCGCTGTCCTGCCGCTGCTTCATCACCCGCACCCACCGCGCCAGGAAATCCCGCTCAATCACGATCATTCGCTGCATCCCTCCGTTCCCCACCAGCGCAATAGAAATCCGGCCCTCCAGCGCCATAATACACCGTACATACAGGATTCGCCGAATCAGGATAATCGGCATACCTGCAATTCCTGCACATCACCAGTTCACGCTCTTCCACACTGACATCCGCGTAGGCTTGCCCGTCTTTCACCTTTGGCCCGCTGACATTCGTTATAAACACAAACCCGTCAGGCATTCTCGCCATTGTCTCCACCCCGTTCCCCGTCCTTGCAGAACCAGTCCTCATCTACCAACGACATCGGACGGTGTTCAAAAGTCTCGTTTTCACATCCACTCAGCTTCCCGTATTTTTTGCCCCATCTGCACTCCCCGCACCGCACCACATCCACTCGCTCGCTGGCATAAACCACATTCTCCACGCTCATCCCTCCCGCATATCCATCTTTCCGATTTTCCCAACACTACACTTGCCTGTTCTCCGCTCCCCGCCCGTCGCCCTTATCCTTCCTAACCCAAATCCACGCACCGCCCAAACGTCAATACACTTATGTGTTTTTCCTTCTCTCCGCCGCCATCTGCGCGATCCTCCGTCCCTGCTCCACCCGCGCCTCACTGGCAGGCTTCACAAACCTCACCCGCTTGCACCCGGTCTGATACTTCGCCGCCGTGACCCTCCCGTCCGCGTCCTTCTCCTCCCAAACCTTCTGATATTCACCCGGATATTCCTCACACAGCCGATCCAGCTTCCGCATGCTCACCGGCGACGCGGTATAAATCCGCGCCATCTTCTCCTCTTCGTCCCACACAATGCTGGTCTCCTGCTCCATCCGCGTATACGCCACACCCATTCCCCCTTATCTCCCATTCGCCCGGAACAACCCGGCCACGCAAAACCCCACAAACGCGCTCAAAGGCACGATCCACGCAAGATGCCACGCACACATCATAACTACGCCTCCCCTTCCGCATTCCTCAACAGCACCCTTCCAAGCCCCTTCACTGCCCCGTCCACGTCCCCGGCCAGCGCCTGCCCGCGCAGCGTGGAATACTGCTGCCATGTAATCTTCCCAAACCGCAGCTTCTCCCTCAAATCGCTCAATATCAGCCGCGCCTTCAGATACCGCAAAGCGTCCTCCTGCGCGTCCATCTCATCCATTTTACCGTTACCCACATCCTGCCGCTTCACCTTGTTAATCAATATCTCACCCCACTTTCGTACCGGCGAGCAGTGCTCGCCACTCAGCACCCGTCCACGTCGCACGAATCCCCAAACTCCCCCAGCATCGCCTTAATCACGTTCTCCTGCTCATACAGCAGCTTGACACCATCCAGCACCAGCCGCCGCATATCCTCCACAGCGGCCCGGTCCATGTCCTCACTGAACTTCCAATGCTCCATGTCCCGTGCCACCCGGTTCAACCCTTCGATAACCGCCTTCACATGCTCATCGTTCATTGCCTGCCCTCCCCGCTTCTCTTCGCGCTCACAAAAGCCCGCGCCAGATCGTCGATCATCTGGTGCATCACCCGCTCCTGCAATTCCGGCACATTGCTGGACACCAGGCACGTCTTCAGGTGCAGCAGCTCATGCACCAGCGTCTTTTCCCAGTCAAACGGCACCACCCGCTTCCCGTAATACGCCGGGTCGATGATCTCAATCCGCGCCGTCTTGCCGCTCTCGCTCCAGTCCGTACATCCCGCGCAGTTTTCCAGCGCCATCTCCTCCGGCTTGCACTTCGGCTTCAACAATATCCGCCAGTCCGTCAGCCCCAGCCGCTCCTGCCACTCAGCCAGCAGTGCCTTGTGTTTCTTGCCCATCGTCGGCCCTCCTGTTCCACAACTTCACGGTATTTATATACGCTTTTTCTTCTGTTGGCCCAGCCTGCCTTACGCTTGCTGTACAGCAATCACAACTCAATGTACACAGCTTGTAATATATGCCATTTACCTTGCGTCTATCGTTCTTGAAACGAACCGTAAAACGCATATCGTCAATATTGCCGCAAAACGGACACGGTTTCAGTTCCACAATCACCGTCACCTCCCCCGGTTCCTTACCGCTCTCCCGCTGATCCGCTTTCTCTTCTTCTCCACCATCTCCGGCAGCACCGCCTTGTCGTCCAGATACTCGTCCGCAAACACCTTCCGCGTGTCCCCGCCGAACCGCTCCACGATCTCCGGCAGATTCTCGTTCACAGCATCAAACGCGATTCCACGCGCTGCGCACCACTTCAAAGCCTCGTCCAACCGTTCACCCACGCGGTTCGTCCACAGGATCAGCTTCGCCCCGGTCATCTGCTGCCCCAACACATAGTCAATCACCCCCGCCCTGGCCTGACCAATCCCCGGCCAGGCGTTCTCGCACAGCGTCCCGTCAAAGTCCACGGCAATGATGTGGTCACTCACTCGCACACCACATCCTTGACCCTCTTCTTCCGCCTCGGCTTCTCCGCCCCGGCCGGCAGCGGCAGCCCATCCGCGCCGATCTCGGTTCCCCACAAAGCCTTCCCCTCTGAGGGGAAGGTGTCAGCGCTTGCGCTGACGAAAGAGGTGTCCCCATCGCGCCCCGCGCTCTCTTCCGGCGCGTCCGCATCTGTTCCCTTCACCTCCGCCTCAAAGAAATACTTCCCGTTCGCCGTCACCGGGAACCCCTCGTATTCCTCCGAAACTCTCACTTCCCCCTGACGCAGCATCCATTCCGCGCTCTCCAGCCTGGTTTTCCCGACGTATGGATGTTTCACGTCATTCTTGTACAGATACCGCACCATGTCCTCGGCATCCCGCTTCAGAACATAATCGACCACGTTCAGACCTCCTTTTCATCCTCCCAAATTTCTTCCGTCATCTTCCACGCTCCCATCACCCACTGAAGCGCCTGCACCGCGCCAATCTCACCTTGCGTCCCGCATACGTGAATCATTTTATTGAACCATGCAATCGGCACGGCCTCGACGACAGCCGGACACCCCTCGTCAGTAGCAAAGTCCAGCGCCCCTTCAACGCTCATCTCCGTGTGCTCGTATTCTTCATGCTCAACGTCAAAACTCTGCACTGTTACCCTGGCGTCCGCGTCAATCAGCCTCATCCTCCACCCACTCCCTCCGGTTCCGGTCATAGTGCATGATGGCCTTGCATGTCATCGGCGGCATGTCCACGCCGTAATGCTCGTTGTTCAGCGGACATTCCTTGCAGCGCACCTTCCCGTCCGCCTGACGCGCCCTGTACCTCTCGCAAATCCGCTTCTCCCGCTCGCTGGTCAGCGCCATCTCAATCCCCCCTCATCCTCAGAATCCACTTCCCGATCACCCAGCCCAGAGCCACCGACCCCACGCAGCGAAGTATCGACCAGATCATCAATATCACCTCAAAACGTCGGTCCCATGAACACCTGGCATTTGTCGTTCTGCTTCTCAAACATCTTATGAATCTCCCGGCAGGCGTCCGACCACTCACAGCTCACCACCGTCTCTGCAATCCGTCCTTGTGGCCCACTGAATATTCTCTTATCAACGTCTGCCTCAAACTTTGGGCAATCCTGGCAGTAATCCTGCACATCAAGTATTATCATCCTTCCGCCTCCATCTGCCTGTCCCAATCCGCTTCTCCATACAATTTCAACCCCGCATGAAGCGGCCTGATTCGCGAATCACACCACAGCTTATATCCAAGTCTGCGTGCTCTCCAACAAAACGAGTAATCCTCAGACAACCTTGGCATGGGTGTAAACACATTCATCCTGTACGCCACTGTCATCCGCTTAATCATCTCCACGCTCATCACGCAGCACCCGAACCCGCACCCGGCGATCTCGAACACGTTGTTCCGCGGATAATCCTCATACCCCTCCGCGACCTCCTGCGCCCCCAGCGTTTCGTCCTCGTACCAGTCCAGTTCCTTCAAAATCAGCGGCTTCGTGGGCAGCCTGCGCATGAAGTACAGCCCGCTTACGAAATCCTTTGCCACTCCTCCCTTGTCCGGATATGGCATATCCCCCATCGCCGTGTCCAGCAACATCTGCGTGGTCTCCGGACTAAAAACCATGTCGCTATCGTACATCAAAAGCCATTCTGCCCCGCTGTTGATAGCCCGCTGCGCGATCCGCCCCCGCGCGTCGTACACCATCGAACCGGCCTCAATCGCGTATGAATACTGAAATCCTGAGTAATACCGCTGCCCCAGCACGCTCGAAAAGAACGACGTGGAAACCGTATCCATGCAGGGTATGCCGATCATAACCTTTGCCATTGAATCACCCCTTCACCTTTGGCTTTTCTCCGTGTTCAAATCGGGCTTGTCGGGCTATTCTAAAAGCATCATTAAAGGCATAGAAACCTTCTAAACCATTGTCCATCATGTAATCATTGTTCGGCCCACACACGCATACATTTCCGTTTTTCTTCTTGTAAAAATCACACCAGTATTCATCGCCATCAATATGTGCAAATGTCCAATAATAATACTCATCTTCGTTAGCTTCATGCCACGTCCAACCGCCATCAAAACTCTGTGGGATTTGTCCGACGCACATAATCGGATAGCCTTCATCCGGCGCTTCGCATTTGTAATACCAATAATCATCTGCACTTTGTATTTTCCCGTCTTTGTATACTTCTTCACCAGAAAACAGCCTTATTTTCTGTTTGTCATCTTCTGAAAGAACGCCTTTTACTTCAATGTATAACCCAATTCTATTGTCTCTGAGTTCAATTTGAGGAAGATAGAAATCAGGAAGATAATAATATCCACCACCCAAATCAAACCCTTCCGGCTCATACTGATATTCAATCCCAGCCGCATCAAAGAACACCGCCCACCGCGCTTCCAACCGGCTTCTGAACCGATACCCCTTGTACTCCGTCTCAATCGGCTTGATCTCTTTCATCGTAAATCCTCCTAATCCAGCACCTTGCCGTAATACTTCATCTCAGCGGTCTTCCGCGCCACTGCTGCTTCCTCCAACGTCTTATATGAGCCAAGGCAAATATGATTATTGTGAAAGCCTATTGTCGCAACATACCGCTTATAATTTTTATGATAGCTTACGCCGCGCACCTTCAATGTGCTGTTTCTCGGAATCCTGCGATTGATCGCCTGCGTATGGGCATCTACCCATCTGCAATTATCCGGTTCATAATCCCCGTTATTGTTGATACGGTCGATGGTCAGGTTGTCTCTGTAACCATTGGCATGTGCCCATTCAAAGAATCGCTTCTTGCCTTCCTTCGGTTCGCGCCATTCGTCGCATACCCGGATTCCTCGCCCGCCATAGTTGTAATATTGATGGCTGTTTGGGTTGTAGCATCTGTACATCATATTCCGGTATGTTATATACAATCTGCTTCGCGCTTCTCCGTGCTGTAGATTGTTTTTCCCAGCAAGACAACCACAGCTTCTTGTCTCTCCGCTTCGCAAGGTTCTTCCGCGTACACGCGCTTCATTCCCGCAATCGCACTTACAGCGCCAGTAGTATTCTTGCCCTTCTTTCCCGATGTAGCCTATTACGGTCAGCATTCCAAACCTTTTCCATGTCAGGTCTATCATCTTCCCCATTCCCGTTTCCTCTTTCCGCATATCTTGCACACATATTATACCATAATTACACACCATTTGTAATTATATGCCGGCTAACTTACACATCATTGACAAATTTCGTGTGTTGTGATACCATGACGGAAGGAGGTGGTCGTGTGGGAGATCAGGAAAAGAAGGTCAGGACAAACATTATCCTGGAACCTGCGTTCAAGGCAAAGCTGGATGAACTCGCCAAAGAGCAGAATCGCAGTTTCAACAATTTCGTCGTCACTGTATTGCAGGAATACGTCAAGCGAATCGAAGAAAGCCGGTAGCCGATAAACTACCGGCCTTTTCTATCAGCAATGAATCCCGGCAGCACGACAGGCTTCAACCTGGCAATACTGCTCATACGGCTTCCAGTAACTTCCGCGATATTGCTCGTCAAGGTTCACAAACCAGTTGCGACATCCGGCTGCGTGAACCACAGCTGGGCGTAATGTTTCCCCTGTCACAAAACACTCGTTGTACCGCACCCCCAGCGTCAGCGCCTTGTCGCCGTCCTTCTCAGCGTTCAGCCAGTTCAGCGCGTCCTGGTCGATGTAGGGCACCTTGTTGGTATTCAGGAAGCGGATTAGTTCATCGTCCACCCCATCCTCGCGCATCTGTTTGAGATTGAACACGCAGACGCCCACGTTCCTGTAATCCTTGCCATACGGCTTCCAATGGCTCAGGTATTCAGGCGTTGCCGCAAAATACTCTCCGCCAGAGAAGTCGATCCGCCATATCGGTTCCAAAGTATCTGTGACGCACGTATCGACGTCCAGTTGAATCACCCGGTCAACCCCCGGAAACAGCTTCGTGTAGCACACTCTCAGCAGGCTCAAATACGTGAAGCTCGTTTTAATATTGACGCAATCCTCACCAAACCACTCCTGCCCTGACACGTTCACCGTCCCCACATTCACAGGCACCTCATAGGGCAGCTCGTCGTCCTCAATCAGACAAACCACCGCCGCCTCCGGGTTGTGCTTCAGCAGGCTCATGTACGCCATCGGCAGCCACGGATACAAATTCCTGCTCGCCGCGTACACCACGATCATACGGTCATCCATGCTTATTCCTCCTCAACTTTCGGCGGTTCAGGCAGCGGCATCCAGTGGGTAACTTCTTGCTTTAATGCTTCGTGAATCCACTCCGGGTAATGGCGCGGTAACCGCCATCCTTCACTTCCAAAGTACATAATCCGAATCAAATGTTCATGTACCTCAAATCCGATATTGCCATCGGTTTTGAGCATCACAAGATAGCGTCCGCGCTCTTGTGGCAACCTGTCCTCAACGCTGATCCACTCCCCCATGCTCACCCCTCCGCTTCTCCATCTGCCATTTTGCCGCCTTCCGATGCTCTGACGGCACATTCAGCACGGTTATCAATATCCTGTCGTGAAAAACCCACACCTTGTCCCCGTAAATCCGAATATTGTTCCCGTTGCCATCATACAACTCATACAACCAACTGATATACCGCCGCAGCGCCCCGGAAGCCTCCCGATACCCGATCCCCTCCGTCAGCGCCCGCTGGGCGTTGCGCCCCACGCTCTTCTTCGGCAGTCCCACCCGCTGCCGCGCCCTGCGCTCCCCGTGGCGGGAGACCTGAAACTCCCGCCGCTTATCCATCCTCATCATCCTCTACCGGCTCCGCGTGCCTGCAAATCTGCGGCCAGTTCACGCACGGGCAGAAGTCCGCCACGCAGTCGCAGTCCGCATTGGTGCAAACCTCGTTGAAATCATCGGACAGCCACTTGCATTTCATTTTCCTCCCTCCACTCTGCATACCGGCATCGTCAACCCGCTTTCGCTCATCGGTTCCCTGCTCCGCACGTCGTAGCTATCATAATCGCCGCCATCATGCATGTACAACGCATGTCGCAGCGTACCCAATATTTCATAGGTCAGCGCTTCCCCTGTATCTTTCTTGCCGTCCGGCAATCCGTATTTGTTGTCTCCCAGTAACACACGCAGCGCTGTTTTGAGGATGTCGTTTGCCATATCACGCCGCAAGCAGTATTCCTTGATGTCCATATCGCTTTTGTCAGACTTCGGCCACCCTATCAGCATATCAACAGCATATCCCGTTTGCCCCAATTTCAGGCGCATCAGCATTTCGCAAGCATCCTGCACGATCTGCGCGTGTTCGCGCGTCATTGTCAATGTAATTGTCTCGCCCATGCTGTTCCTCCCGCTATAACCGGTCGCCCAATGAACGGCGAAAACCCCAGCTTCATGCACTTCATAGCCGCCTTCACCTTCACGTCATCCGGCATGTCTGTACATGCCTGAACAGCCTTGTATATTCCTGCCGCCATCACATCAGGATTATCAGGCATTGATATGCCGTAGTTGGTGCAGTATTCCTTCACCGGCCCCCAATCGTCATTCAGCACAAACGCCGTGAAGGCCGCGTTTCTGTCCTTGACAAACTGTTCTGCGTTCATATTGAAGCCCATGCTATCCCTCCTACCCGAACAAAACCTTGCGCAACTCACACAGCCGGGAAAGGATTACCGTGCTGCTCTCCGCGTTCATCCCCATCACGTCACGGAAACTGCTGACGGGTTGTTCGCATTTGACTTCATCCTTGCGCAACCCAATCAGATTTCCCATGATATCTTCCATCAGCAGCCCCATTTCATTGAGGTTGCTTTGCGTCCGTTCTGCGAATTGCGCAATCGTCATCGTGTTCGTCTGCGCTTCGCACCTCGCCGCCGCTTCTTTTTCTTCAATCATATGGCGCTCATAGGCCACATCGTGACAAGTCTCACCAAACATCGTTATTCCTCCTTCGGCTCAATCCACTATCTCGCCTCATTATCCCCATTCGTTTGTATTCATTGCGTTTTCGATAGCCGTTATCAGATCTTTCCCGACCACCATATACCGTTCACCAACACCAACGATTTCCAATTCAACCATATCCCTGTCATGCCAATGCGAATGTACGCGAATCGGCGCTTTTTGTGGTGTATCGTAGGTCTTAACCGTGCATGTTATATCAATCGCCATTATCTCGCCTCCTGTTCCTTTTCCCACATATCAAGCACTTCTGCTATTCCAACGTCCAAACTGTCACCTTCACTGGCGTATTTACGCTTCTTTTGCAGCCATTCCACCGGGATAGCCTCCACAATTTCCGGCTCAAACTCCCCACAGAACTTCCGAAAAAACTCCCCCACGGTCATTTGCATCTCAACCACCGCCCCGCCGTGGGTTTCGTCTACCACGGGGACAAAGATTTGCTGCTCCAAATTAACCACTTTCATTGCGTCACCTCCTGTTCCTTCCACCATACTTCAATCATATCAGGAACCGTTATTTCCACTTTGGTTTCCATGTACCGCTTGAAGCACCATGAGATAATCCACGGAATGGGAATAGCGTCAATGGTTGGCATCTCATTGATCTTATGTTCGATGTCGCCCCTGTCCCACACCATTTCAGGCGCGGCGTAATTAAACATATTATCTTTCAGTGCATCAGCGTCAATCGCCCTCATTCGCTTTTCCCCTCCGTTCACCGAATGCGCAGAAGAAACTATCCTTTGTTCCGACCCACAACTTAACGCATATCGCGTTACAGCCTCTGTGTCGACAATCCTTGCACCGTACCACCGGCGCAACCTCCACTTCCGACATTTCTTCCACGATGTTCATTGCGTCATCCCATATACAAGCGCGGCAACGAACACCGTTATAATTGTCGCACGTCGCGCAGCCAGCCATTGATTTCATGCGTTCTAATGACGCCGCCCTCGAAATCAAATCAGCCACGGAATCGCCTCCCTCTACTCGTCAGTCGGGCTGGATGTGCAGAACGGCAACTTTGGATTTGGCATCCAATGGGTGACGTGCCCATACACATCAAGCCCTTTGCGTTCAGATTCCCATCTACCATCCACAGTGTGATCGTGATGTACTCTTTTCGTGCCGTCACGGAAAACCTTGACAACTCGAACATCATCTGACGCTTTCAGGGACATGCCGTTTCTCCATTTGTCTGTTCCGTAGAGCTTCGCAAATATGGTATCGTGTTCCTGGGGCAAGCCATCCTCGACGCTAATCCAGTGAGGCTCCTGCGCTTTCAGCTTGCCTATTCGCTCAATCGCTTGTGCTGGCGTATGCCCGTCCCATTCCGGCGCAAATTCACGCACCTTGCAGTCAAACATATCCCAGTACGGGTCTATGTCGTAATGGTATGTCGCTTGACCGTCTGGTGTATCTATGCCGACGATGAACATACCGTCATACATTGTTCCATCGTGGTGTCTCACCGACTTCCACGCACGGTCTTTGTAGTTCGCAACAATTACGCTGAAAAGCACCGCTCTGTGGTGATACAATTCGTTGAACGTGTGATAGCCGTCACTCGTTTCGCCTGTGATCGGTTCCTGCGCTTTCAGCAGCGCGAGAGCATCGTCAAACATGTGCTCCTGACAATCGTCCGACACTTCATCGTTATAGATGAGATATGGGCACCCATACCCAATGCAGTCATCTTTTGTGCCAGCCAACGAACAGGCTTCCAGCCCCTTAATAACCTTCTCCATGTCAGTCATCCCACTTCACCGCCTGTCCGCACATCCTGCAATACCTGTCATTAATATCAATCGGCGTCTTGCACTTTCCACACTGATACCACCAACTATCATGGCCGTCATATTCTTCACATCTACCGATAGTCGGCTCCACCTGTGCCTGCGCTTTCAGCAGCGCGAGGGCATCAGACAGCAAATATGTCTCGCAGTCACCGTTGTGAAACTCATCTGCATAATCACAATTTGCACATTTTGAGCCATTATGATTTAAGCTGACGCAACATTCCAATTCTTTTATAACTTTCTCCCGCTTTTCCTGTTCCGTCATTGTTCATACCTCACGTTGCTGCGGTCTGCGGAAAACCCTTCCGGGTATCGTTTGCGCAACTTCTCGATGTTGTGCGCCAGCACTTCTTCCATCGTCACATTGATCTTGTAGCATATCGCCTTTATGCCAGCAGCTATCGTGCGAACATCCGCAAACAGAATGTCATTGTCTACCATGCCCGCATCTATTTCTTCCCAAAGCTCACAGGCAATTTCAGCGATGTCAACAGCGTAAATGGCAAGCGAATATCTGTCATTAATGGAAGATGCATTTGCCGCGCGGTCAAATATCGCCTGCATATCATTCCCGCTGCCAGTGCACCATTCTGCGATATACCAGCAACAATCCCCGATCTCGTCTATCAGCTTTTCACGGCCCATCTCATCGGTCATGCCCATGTAGGTCATCTTCTTGACAATATCCACAACCTCGCCTGCCTCGCCTATCAAGCCAAGGCAACCATGTCCTACTTTGTCAGCATTCGTCTTCGTGCTCGCCGTTCGCTGCGCCAATACCACATATTCGTCAAATGTCATTGTCGTTCACCTCCACTTTTGGCAGTGTGACAACTTTTTCACCTGCGACTTCATCAAGCGCCACGGTTGTGCTGTACATATGTATTCCTTCTTCGTCGCTATATACCATTGATACTCCACATGCCATAAATCCCTTTGGCACTTCAAAGCTAATCCTCATTGTCTATTTCCCCCTTCACATGCAGAATATTGATTTCCACCGGCTTCCACAGGGCAAAGATCATCAGAAATATGCAGATTCCCAAGAAATGCCACGGGCTTTCGAATATGAACTTCAATACATCCAGCATAATAATCACCTTTCTCTAAGCACGATTTCTTTGCCGTCTATCTTAACGATGTCATACACCGAGTTTATTGTTTCCAGCGAAATCGGCCCGTTCACGCAGGCATGGATCTCCTTCACCCTTGGCATTGTCGCCCCATGAACCGCCAGCGCCCCACATCCCAGCGCGATCAGCCCCAGCACAATCGCCAGCGCCCTCTTCTTCGCTCGGAACATAAACAACGTCCAGAGCACCATGGTCGCACAAGCCAGCACCCCAAGCACGATGCACTCCCGCGCGTCACCAGTCACCACCATCTTCGCGTTCATCTGAATCAGCTCGCCCATAACCGTTCCCATCGCCTCGTTCATCCGTATATCCTCCCATCAATCCTCTGTCTCCTCAATCCGCTCCTCCAGCGGACCCGCGTTGAACCGGATCACCAGCTTCATCCGGTCAAAAACCTCCTGAATCGCGTCGTCGCTCACCAGCGTCATCACGACCTTCTCATCCACCGCGTTCAGCACATCCTTACACCGCTTGGTCCCGAACCCGTGCAGCTCGTTCAGCGTCAAACAAATCGCCGCGTAGCAGGTCTTCATCGTGCTCTCGATTCCCGCCTGCATCCCCTGGGCGTAGCTCTTTTCCTCCGCCCGCTTCACGTCCTCCAGCGTAATCCCGTTCCTCTGAATCCGCTGGGCCAGTTCGCTGTCCGCCAGCCGCCGCACCCGCTCCTCCGGCGACAGCTGCCAGAACCGCTCCGCGTCCGCTTTGCGCTGCTCCCGTTCCCGCTCGCGCTCCCCGTACCGCCGCGCCTCCCTGCCGGAAAGCACGCGGGTTTTCTGCCTGAACTTTACCTTTCCCATATTCGCTTCTCCCTTCAATGAGTCATGGGGACAGGTCTCCTGACTCACTCTTTCCCCTTCATCCGCCCGCACCCGCGCTTCTCCGGGCAATATCCCAGCGCCTCGCACTTCGGCATGAACAGCATATTCACGATCCAACGCCATTCTGCGCCGTAGTCCGCCAGCGCCGCGCAGATGTCACAGAACAACTCACGGAACTCCCAGTACGCCCGGTTGCACATCCGCTGCCTGGACATGTCGATCAGGTTCCGCAGGTTGCGCTTGTCCACCACTCGCGTTGACATTCCCAATGGCAGCAGCATGGCAATGTCCTCGCGGGGAACGCCAGCTTTTTCAAAGTCGCTCATCGCGTTTGAAATCGTTTGCATGATTGACTGCCATTCACACAGCGTCGATTCATTTTGCGCAATGCTTGGAGGCGTGATGTAGTCGAAATCCCCATAGTCGATATACCTTGTACTTGCCTGTAACCTTGTCGGCGCTCCCCCAATGTGCGTGTACCACTCCCGCATCACCCGCGCCGAATACCCGTCCAGCACCATCTCCACGTTCACGAACTCCATCACCCTGCCGTGCCCGCTTTCGATGCAGTCCATACCCCGACTGAAGTCCTTCTCCCTGTCGCCGGTGTCAGCCCCCCAACACACCCCGGCCATTTCCCCCATCTTCGTGATTGGGTCCCGCGTCGTCCCCGGCAGTATCGTCACCTTACCCACGCTTCCGCGCCTCCCTCGCCAGTTTCTTCTTTATCCTGTACTTCTGCTCGCTCTCCCTGCGCATGTCCCTGCACCTGTTACACCGCTTTTTCCCCGGCTCCGCCTTCCTTCCGCAGTCGATGCAAAGCCCCTTGTCCACCCGCGCCTGCCGCCGCGCGTACTTCTTCGCGTGATCCGGGTCATTGCGCCTGTCCCGATCCTTCAGCGCCTTCAGGCACGGCTTGCACATCGTTTTCCCGGCCTCGGCCCAGCGCACGCCGCACTCCTGGCACTTTCCCTCCGCCTTCCACGCCAGCCGCCTGGCCTTCATGCCCTCCGACCTGCGCACGCCCCGCACCTTCCGGCAAAGCTCGCAGGTCACATACCTCTCGTCCGTCAATTCCCTGCCGCAGGAATGGCACCGTCCCTCCGCGGCCCACTGCGCACGCCGCTGCCGGTTGCTCTCACGATTCTTCAACGCGCACACAGCGCACGTCTTCATCCCCGGCTCCACCTTCCGAAGCCCATGGCACCTTGGACAATTCCCGTTTTTCAGAAAATATGCCCAATTCTCCTTGTCGTTCCTCATTTTTGCGTCGCTCCCGTCCCCACATGGGGTTGTTAAGGGGCCGCAGCTCCTTATGCTTTCAATCCGTTCCCGGCGACATGCGCGTCGGGACGGAATGTAACTGCGCTTGCGCAGTTCATACCTTGCAGATTTGCCGCCCGGAAGCCCGAAGGGATTCAGGCAAATCTGAGGGGGGAAGTCTCGAGGGGGGACCTGTCCCCTCTCGAATCACTTCGTCGCCCCGGTTCTGACGGGCATCACCATATACGTCACATCCCCGCCGCCGGCCGCGCACACGGTACACGGCGCAATCGCCCCGTTCATCCGCATCTCGATCTCCCCGGCGTCCGCGTTCTTCAACATGTCCGCCAGATACTTCACATTGAACGCGATGTCCAGCGCCGCGCCCTCGGTCTCAACGTCCACCGTCTCATGCACGTCGCCGACCTCGCTCTTCGCCTCCACGGCCATCTGGTCCCCCTGAATCCGCAGCACCAGCAGGTTGTTGCGCCCCTGACGGGCAATCAGGGCAGCCCGGTCCACCGCCCTGCGCAGCTTCGCCGTGTCCAGCGTCACCCGCGTCTGCGCCGCCTTCGGCATGATGTTCCGCCAGTTGATGAACTCGCCCTTGATGAGCGTGGCGAAGAAGTGCGTCCCGTCCACCGTGGCCCGCAGCTTCCCGCCGCCGATATCCACCGAGATCACGTCGTCCTCGCCGCCGTCCCCCAGCAGCTTTCCCAGGTCCGTCAGCGCCTTGCCGGGAATGATTGCCTCGAAGTCCTCCATGACCGATGTCACGCCCTCGCACACCGCCATCCTGAAGCCGTCCAGCCCCACCATGTACGCCTTCCCCTTCACGAATTGCAGCGCCGCGCCGGTCAGCACCTCACGCGTGTCATCCACCGCCACGCAGAACGCCGTCTTGTCGATCATCCGCCGCAGCATCCCCCGCGGCATCTGTATCTCATGCTCGCCGGAGACGACCACCTGCGCCGGATATAATTCTGCGTCCTGCCCCGCCAGGTTCGTCCGGCTCCCGCCGCCCTTCACCGTGAATGCGAAGCGGTTGTTCATGCTCACGGTCACGTCGCCGTTCACCAGCCCCCGCACCACCTCTGTCAACAGCCTGCCAGGCGCGATGCCCTCTCCCGCTTCCTCCACCGTCGCGGGCACCTCCGTCACGATGGTCGTCCGCTCGTCCGAGGCCGTCAGCCGCACGCCGCTGTCCAGCGTCACGATCTTCACGCCCTCCAACACCTGATTCACCGTCCGGTTCGGCAGCGCCCCGCCGACCCGCTTCAAGCCCTCAGAAAGCTCCATGCCGCTGCATACGAATTTCATAGTTTATTTCTCCCTTCGTTGTTTATGTCGTTTATTCAAGGGATTAGGGATTATGGATTAGAAATAGCCTGCCCGCTATTCATTTCTCATTCCTCATTCCTAATTCCTAATTTCAAACAATCCTCCGCTTCTCCGCTTCCACAATCTTCCTCCTGCAATAAGGGCACCTCTTAAAGCCGAAATTCCAGTACAATATCGCCTGGCACTTCTCGCACTTCAGTTCCTTGAAAACGTCATCCCACACCAGCCGTGTCTTTCCGACCGCGATTTGCCGCACGCTTCCCATCTCCCCTGTTGTACTTCCTCGAATGCGCCTTCACCGCCGCCCTGAACGCCTCGCACCCGTCGATGGTATTGATGCACTTCACATGCCCGCAATTCAGGCACACGTCGCATACCTCCTGCTGATAGATCGCCGCGTTCAGCGTCATATCCCCTTCAATAATCCCGTTCATACGCCCTCACCGCCGCCCCCAAAAGCCTTCCCCTCTGGGGAAGGTGGCATTTGCGAAGCAAATGACGGATGAGGTCCTTGTCGCTCCGCCAACGATTCGCTTGTCGCCTTCCCGAACACCGCCCCGCACATATGCGTGCAATACGTCCCCCACAGCATCTCCACGCCCGCCGCGGCCTTCCCGGGGTCACTCTGCACTTCCCTGTACAGCGCCTTGATGTCCCGCCGCATGGCCTTGTTCATCCGGCTCACCGCCGTAAACCGCCCTTTGATGTTCCCCTGCCGCAGCGCGGGCATCGCCAGGTTGCAGCACATCCTGTATTCCTCCGGCGAAAGCCCGAATTTCTCCATCACATCCTCAACGGTGTCGTTCTTCTGGTGAATCTCCACCAGATAATCAATGACCTCCACAATCCGCTTCTGGTCCACCAATCCCAACAACTGCATACTCATTCTCCTACCTCTGCCCTATCTGTCTGCGCGTCTTCGCCCGCCGGCAATTCCTTGCCAGATGTTCCTTCCTCCGCTCGTCGGCCTCGTTCCATTCCTTCAACGCTTCCTTGCGCCGGTGGACCTCCGCCAGCCATTCGGCATACTCCCCGCAGGCGTCGTGACAGTTCGGCTCAATCGTCCGCTTCCCGCATCCCCTGCATGGACAGTCCTTCATGTTCTCACCACCGCTCAGAAATGTCTCCTCGCATAGCAGGCGAGAAGCAGCGCCTCCGCCATCCCGTCCGAATCCTTCCGGCACTTGTCCGTGGGCAGCAAATTCACCCCCGGAAACAGCCGCTTGCAAACCTCGATGGACGCCGCCTTGTCCTTCCCGATCAGCGAAAATTCCTTCTTCCACGTCCCAGGCGGCACAAGCTGAACCCCGATTCCCAGTGCGGCCAGCACGCCCAGAATGAAGCCGTAACTCTGCCCGAAGGTAAACATTGATCGAACCCCCTGGCCGTGCATCGCGCCCACCTTCTCCACGCAGGCCACCATTACCGGATTGTCTGCCAAATGCTTAATACCGCGCATCTTCGCCGGAAATTCATTGTCATCCCAAGGGTACACATAAACGCCGTTGTCGATCTTCTCTTCTTCAGCGATAATCAAGGCATATCCGCCCTTCTTCCCCGGATCGACCCCCACATAGATCATGCTACAACATCCTCCTGGCCCAGCTAATCAAATCCCTCAGCCGTTCCTTCCCGCTGTCATTCTGCGCCACCCAGAGCGCGGAGACCAGCGTCGCCGCCTCCATGCAGCCCCGCGCCCGTTTCTTCCAATTTTCATCTCCAAACGCCGTGCGGATGATGGCCGCCGCTTCTTGCACCGTCAGGATTGTCTCGCTCTTTGGCCGCTTCACTTCTCCACCAGCTTCCACTTGCCGCAAGCGGTATAATCCCCCGCCTGCCGCCGCTTCCGGTCATGCACCACCACGCAGACCTCGTAATGGTCGCAGTTCACGCAGTTTTTAAAGCGCCTGAAAACGTCATCGTCCAGGCCATATGATTCACTCATCGCCTTTTTAAGCCCTAAAAGCGCTTCCGTCAACTGTTCATACCAGGTTTTATAATCCATCATGCCGTCCCCCTCACTCCATAAAGTCAAACAGCGTCGCCTGGTTCAGTTCCATCTCGGCCCGCTTCACGTTCTCCACGGCGGCCTCGAAGTACGCGGGCTTCAGTTCAATGCCGATTCCACGCCGCTTCATCTTCACCGCCTGATAGACCTCGCTGCCGATTCCCAGGAACGGCGTAAACACCACGTCGCCCTCGTTACTGTACAGCCGCAGGCACCGCTCGATCACCGGCAACTGGAGCGGGCAGATGTGCCGTTCGCTCTCGTCGTCCTTCGGCATCCTTGCGTTCAGGGTGTCCGACTGGTTTATGTCCCACCACACCGGCGAATTGACCTCATCCCATATGGGGCTTGCCACATTCTGCCATTCGGAAACCGGATAGCTCTCGTTCGTGTGCGTCACACGGTTCGGGTTCTCACCCGGCTTGCGCATGAACACCACATAGTCGGGAATCCCCATCCGGCTCATGCAGGAATCCTTTTTGAGCTGCTTGTGCAAAAGCCCAAGCGCCTTTGTACGCTGCATGGCCGTCACCGGGTTCTTCCAGATGCAAACCTCGGCGTGGTAGATGAATCCCACTTCCTGAAATGCCCGGATCAGGTCGCCCCGGAAATCCCGTATGCCGATATATCCGTCCTTTTCCTTGCTGGTGGGAAGGTTCATGCAATGCACCGCCATGATGCGCCCCGGCTTCAATATCCGGTACAATTCCTTTGTGATAAATGCAAAGTGGGTGAAGAACTCCGCGTCGTCCCGGCAATTCCCAAGGTCGCGGTCTGAATTGCTATAGGTATACAGACTGGAAAACGGGGGGGAGTAGACTTCCATATCCACGCTGTCATCCCCAAACCGCGTAATGATTTCCGTGGTGTCGCCGCAGTACAGCGCGGCCTTGTCGTCAATGTACTTGTCCAATACCCTTATATCGCCCATGCAGGCACCTCCATCCTCTCCGAAGGTTTGTAATCCGTCGTGATTCGCGTCGTATGTCTGATCTCTGAAAGCGTCACTTCCCGCATCAGGGCGGTCATCTGCCGCTGCATCTCGTCCATCTGTTCCTGCTTGCGCTGTATGTTGTCCAGCACGTTCATCTCGCGCTCACTGAGGATGATGTAGACGTCAACAGGCTTTTCCTGTCCGAACCGCCAGCAGCGCCGCACCGCCTGATAAAAGCGCTCGTAGCTGTCCGACAATCCGCAGAAAACCATCTTGTGGCAACTCTGGAAGTTGCTGCCAAACCCGAATATGGATGGCTTGCTCACCAGCGCGTGGATTTTGCCGTCCGCAAAGTTCAGGCTTGCCTCGGCCTTGAACTCTGCCTCGTCCGAACCCTTGACCTCCACGCAATCCCGCGCCTTGCGCTTCAGCATGGCGCTCTCATCGTTGTAGTCGCACCACAGCAGCCATTGCCGCTCCATGTCCGCGTTCGCCAGCGCCGCCGCCCGGTCCGTGCGGTCCTCTGCGCTGTCCCTGCGGGCCGCCCTGCGCTCGTCCAGTGTGCTTGCCAGCGTCACCAGCAGTTCGTCCTCCCGCACCTCGCTCTCGGTAATGACCCTGTGGATGTTCAGCGGTGGCAAATCGTAGCCCTCGCCGGAATAACCCAAATCCTTCGGGCTGTTGAAGTAGATCGCCCAGGTTGCGAACCACTCCCAGAATTTGTTGACGCCCGCCTTCTTCAGCCGCCACTTGTTCGTCTCGCCGCCGTCGTGAATGAAGTAGGTCGCCAACATCTCCGTCCGGCTCATAATCCCCAGGAACTCGCAGCTCGTCCCGATCTCGGTGTAATCGTTGGGCGCAATGGTCGCCGTACACAGCAGGCGGTAGGGCGTGTTGCAGAACATATCCGTCAGCAGTGTCTTGTAACGGCCCGTGAACGACTTCAATATGCTGCTCTCGTCCAGCACCACCCCGGCAAACACCGAAGCGTCAAAGTGCTCGATCATCTCATAGTTGGTGATGTTCACGCCGTTTACCACGTCGTCCCCGTGCCTGCATACCTTCACGGCGCAAATCCCAAATTTCTCCGCCTCCCTACGGGTCTGTTCCACCACAGACAGCGGGGAAACGATCATCACGGGCTTTCCAGTGTGCTCATGTACCGCCCTGCCCCATTCCAGCAGCATCAGCGTCTTGCCTGTGCCGCACCCGGTCAGGATCGCGCACTTGCCCTTTTTGCAGGCCCAAGCAATGATGTCACGCTGGTAATCAAAGGCCATCGGCGTGATGCTCTCCCGGTCCACATCGAACCCGCAAGCCTCCGCCCGCATCTCCTTTGTCCTCAAAAACTCCTCGTAGGTCATTTTCTATCCCTCACGCATGATCTCGTTATACCGCATCACATTCGGGTCAAACATCACGTTCACCGTCCCGATGCTTCCGTTCCTCTGCTTCGCCACGCTGATGCTGATATACACGCTCCCGGCCTCCTGCATGGCGTAGAACCCGGCCACGTCCTTCGGATTGACGCTCTTGTCCTCGTGGCTCTCCGGCCTGTGCAGGAATATGATCCCGTCCGCGTCCTGCTCCACCGCGCCGCTCTGCGCCAGTTCCGCCATTGTCGGCATCTTGCCCTGGGCCATGCGGTTCACCTGGCAAAGCGCCACCACCGGTATGTTCGCCGCCATCGCCAGCCGCTTCAATTCCCGCGATATGTAAGCAACCTTCAACCAGTTTTCTTTGAACTCCCGCTTCGTCCCCATGATGCCGATATAATCCACCACCAGCAGGTCGATTCCCCCATGCCGCGCCGCGTCCCGCACGGTCTCAAACACGCCCTCCACGGTGATCGGCTCCGGGTTGCCGGGATCGTTGAAGATGAACTGAAACGGCATCTCCGTCATCTCGACCATCGCGTTTTGCAGCGCCTCCCAGTCCTCCGGCTCGATCTCCGCCTTCCGCAACCGGTCCCCGCTGACATAAGCGCCCCGCGAGAGCGTCCGCTGTCCCAGGCCTTCCTTTCCCATCTCGCAGGACACGAACACGACCTTAAAGCCATCCTTCGCCGCGTTCATGGCGATGTTCAGCCCGAAGGCCGTCTTGCCGACGCTGGGCCGCGCAGCCACCACCGTCATCTCCCCGCCGAACAGCCCGCCGATGATCCCGTCCACGCTCCGGATACCCGTAGGCAGCGCCTTGATCTCGCCCCGCGTACGCTTGTCCAGGTAGTCGTAGGTGTCGATGTTCACCTCATCCAGCGGCACCAGCTTCAGCTTCCCGCCGGTTTCCAGCCCGTCCGCCGCGTCCCGGAGCTGCCCCAGCACCGCGTCCACGTCCGCCGCTGGGTCCTTCAACCCCTGCGCCAGCGCCTCCGCCGCCTGAATCGCCGCCCGGCGCTTCGACAGTCCATTCACGATCCCGATGTAGGCCCCGACGTTCGCCGTGGAGGGCACGCCCTGCGTCAGCTCGATCAGGTACGCCGCCCCGCCGACCACCTCCAGCTTCCCCCGCCGGGTCAGCTCCTGGTCCACGGTAATCAGATCCACCGCCTGCCCGCCGTCCGCGACGGTGCGCATGGCGTCGAAAACCTCCCGGTTGCCGGGGTCGAAGAAGTCCCCGGCCCCCAGCCCGTCCAGACCCGCCTGCGCCGCCGCCTTCGACCGCAGCATCGCCCCGAGGACGCTTCGCTCCGCCTCCGGGTTCACAAACCGCGCCCCCGTCAAAGGCTCGTGAATGTTCGCTGCTTCCGCGCCCTCCATAGGCGATCACCTCTCTTTCAAGGGAACAGGGAACAGGATTAGCCGGTCCCCAAAGCCTTCCCCTTTAGGGGAAGGTGGCGCGTAGCGCCGGAAGAGGTCGTTCCTTCGCGGCCACACTCCGCCTCGCGTCTCTTCAAAATCAAAACGGAAGTTCAGGATCATCCACCTCCGCAAAATCCCCCGTTCCCTGCTGGCTGTTGCCTGTTCCCTCGCTGGCCCTCTGAATCGGCCTCCTGACATCCTCGGCGTTAATCTCCGTCACATACCGCTTCGTCCCGTCCTGCGCGTCGTAGCTGCGGGTCTGTATCTCCCCGTCCACCACCACCAGGTCGCCCTTGTGCATGTACCGCCGCACGAAATCCGCGGTATTGCGCCATGCCACAACGCTGATGAAGTCGGCCACCTTCTGCCCGGTCTGCTTGTCCTTGAACCGCCGCTGCACCCCCACCCGGAAATTCACCCGAGAAATCCCGCTCTGCGTGGTCGCAAACTCCGGCTCGTTGCAAAGGTTCCCAATGATCGTCACATGGTTGTATGCGTTGCTCATACCCTCTCTATCCTCCGTCTCTCATCTGAAATTCTCCTCCCGTATATCCCTCTGCGCACTCGTAAATCCTCATGTAGGGGCGGCGTTGCGCCGCCCGCTACTGCCGTTCCCTACATCCATCAATCGCTCTGCGTGAACGTGATCGGCAAGATCATCTCCGGCATGAAGTTCACCTCATAGTGATACTTGTCCACATACGCGCCGGAAACATCCTCCACCACATAGGTCGTCCATCCGTTCAGGTTGATAAAATGCTTCTTGTACTGTCCCGGCGCGACCTCGACAATAATGTCTATGTCGCCGGACGATTTCTGCACGCTCAGGTTGCCGATGATTTCCAGCAGCGGCTTGTCCGTGCGCGTGTTGTACACCGCCACCCGACGCGTCACGTTGAACTGGTCGGCTTCCTTGCTCATGTTGTAGGACACGCGCTCCGCTTCTCGCATGCTGCACCCTGTCAATGCCAGGATCACCAGAATCACGGCAATCATCAGCACAATTCTCTTCATGCCTTCATGCCCTCCGCGATGTTCTCCACGGCGTCGTTCACATCCACCGGAACCTCGTCCCCTGCGTCATCCTCCGCGGCCACAAACTCGATCTCCAGCGCGTCGTCAGCGTCCACGGCGTTGGCGTTGTACTTCGCCACCGCGCCGTCGCCGGTCGTCGCCATCACCTGCTCGATGCTCACGGGCAGCCACTTGAACACAGTCCTGAAAACGGTCTTCAGCGCCATGCTCTCGTAGTCAGTCACCCAAGGGCCGCTGGTCGCCGCTTTGCTGCGCTTGCGGTGCTTGTCAATCTCGAATTTCTGCATGTACTTGATGACGGGCGCAGCGTCCTTGTCCTTGAACCTGACCACCACATACGCGCCAAGCATCGCTCCAGGATCACCGGCGAGGAATGGCTTGTGCGTCAGCTTCGGCTCCAGACCATATTCGATGTCAAACTCATCCTTCTCATGCACAACCTGCGCGTCCACGCTGGAAATCTCGCCGCTCCTGCGGGCGATGGAAAGCATTCCCCTGTATCCGCAGATGAACTGCACTTCCTTCTGCCCGGTCTTCTTGTTGTTGAACGGCACCGGGTAGCACTGCCCCAGCACGCTCGCCGGTTCCAACCCGCAGGCCGCCGCCTGCATGAAGTACCCCAGCACGCTCGGCACGCTGCACTCCGCCAGAGCCGGGTTCAGCCTGAACTCCGTCAGCGCACTCCTCACAAAGTGCTCCGTGTCCAGGAACTTCGGCAGCGCCGCCGCAATCTGCGCCTGGAACTTCGCGTCGTTCAGGTACTCCACCACGCTGCTGCCCTTCTTCTTTGCCACCGCCCCCGCCGCCTTCGGCTGAAGCGCCGCCGTGTTCTTCGGTGTCTTGATCGTCTGCTGCTCCATTACTGTTGATCCTCCTTTTCATGTTCAACGAACCTTGCGATTCGGTTCATCACGTCATACGCGCAGGGCAGAGCCAAACCGTTCCCATACGCCTTGTAGATGGCGCTGTCGCTGCCGCCAAGCCCTTCGCACCAGCCACAATCTTCATGCACAATCTGGGATACCCTCTGCTGACACAAGCCGAACATCTCACCAATTCGCTTTTGCAGCATATCGGTATGCCAGTACAAAAACTGAATAGTCTTTTTGTCATCATCACTGATCTTCGCCGTTGCTGATTTTTCTCCGGCCATATACAGTCCATCTTGTCGCGCTTTTGTACTGTTATCTTCCGGCGAAAGAATCTGCAAGTTGCAAAGCCTGTTATCTGTCTTATTGTTGTTGATGTGGTCAATCACCATACCGTCCGGTATCATGCCATGTGCCGCAATCCACACAATTCTGTGCGCCTTGACTTGCTTTTTTATCCCTCTAAGATTGAGCGTATGTACCACATATCCGTTTTGCAGCGTCCCTTTGAGTTCTCGCCACTCTTTCATGGATATACCACCCGGACCGCGAATCCCGTATATTGTTCCTGTATCAAGATTCACGCGAATCAGACCTTCTGCCAGACAGAACATCGCCATTTCATCTCTCGTCATCTGTCCCACATTCAACTCCGCTACATTCGGAAATCCCTGCAAACGCTGACACTCCATCGGGGTAAGCCGCCGGACGATGTACTTGCGCGTTGGCTTTTCACACTCCACCGCCAAGAACTCACGCTCCTTTCCGTTTCTCGCGCCGGGTCCCTTGTAATAGCTGGCGTCAAGCGTTGCCGCTATACCCCCCCCCCCGTGTAATTTGCATAACGACAAGCATGTCGTTCATGGCGTCCTGGCCGTTGAAGCCCGCGCTCATCCTCGCGCACAAACACCCCGTCGTTTTCGGGTATACGCACTTCATTCATCGTTCCTCTCCACGACCACCGCCGTATAATCGCTGATATTCGCGTTGTGGTGTCCCGTCATGGTCGGCGCGGTATCGCCGTTGCCGTTGCCCCTCGCGTCATAAACTACGGTCGGTATGTGCTGCTGATCCGGTCTACCCGCCTGCAACGTGAAAGCCTTTTCCGCATCAGTGCAAACATTTTGACCCTCATAGCAAAGTACGCTCAACGACGATGCTCTCCGTACCCCCCCCACATCTCCGCCGTTGGCCCTCAATGTGCCGCATCCCTCGCCGTATTCAGAGAACCGTTTCGCGGTATACGCGACCACATTCTGCCCCCTGTCCACGCAAGGGCTGGAATCGTGCCGCGCCGCCAGCGTTCGGGCGGTTTCCGGATAGCAAAGGTAATTCTGATTGTGTACTCCCGGCTGCGCCGTCAACGCGCCCGCCTGTTCACCCATGTCCCTCACTTCGTCGCGCTGATTCTGCTGGAAAGCTATCGCCGGACGATCTATCGTGTTCAGCGTGTACATCTCGCCTTCGCGCCATCCGCATCCATTGCACCCCGCTGTGTCCGCACGGTCTATGCCGTTGCCTTGCAACGCGTAGACGGTATGCGTTTGCAGTTGCGCCGTGAGCGTCGGGCTTACCCCGATTCCGAATCCTGTACTTCCCGATTTCGCGCCTGCACACCCTTTGAATCCTGCGGCCAGTACCCCCCCCCCTAAAATTTTCAGAGGTTGAGTAACAGATTCCGTCTGCTCTGCCACCCCCCCAGAATATGCCTGGAGGGTATGATATACGCCGTTCACATCAAACTGGCGCTTGCTCTGCGCGTCCCACGGGTTCAGACACCTAACGCCACCGCTTCCTCCAACGCCTCTTTCAGCATCGGCGGCAGCTCCTTCCCCCGCTTCTCCGCCCTGCGAAGAATGCCCGCGCAAGCCTTCGGTGACAAATAGTATTTCTCCGGCGCGTTCGCCTGCAAAATCTGCGACAAGGTAGATTCTCTTGCGACGCTGGGGCACTCCCCAGTATTGAGCGTCGTAAACCCGCCAGGCCAGGCTCCAGCCGTTTCCCACGATACCCCCCCCCGGTATCCCATCTCTTAGGTTGAGGAATTGAAACGTCTGCTTCAATGACCCCCGCGAGGGCTTCAAGGACGGCTTTGAAGTCCGCGCCCTTGTTGCTGCTGAACGCTCCGGGCACATTTTCCCAGACGGCGAAACGAGGTCGAATAAACTTACCTGTCCTTCCACGGGCTTCATCGGCTTTTCTCATCTCCTTTATGATTCTCACGGCCTCAAAGAACAGGTTGCTCCGCTGGCCCTCGTGTATGCCAAGCTGCTTCCCGGCCACGCTCAAATCCTGGCACGGACTTCCGAAGCTGATGATGTCCACCGGCTCCACCGCCCCGCCGTCGATGTCCGTCACGCTGCCGAGCTGCTTCACGTCCGGGAACCGAGCCGCCGTCACCTTCAGCGGAAAAGGTTCGATCTCGCTTGACCATACAGGTTTGATTCCGCATAGCGTACCTGCAAGTTCAAACCCACCTATACCTGAAAACAATGACCCAAGCGTCAATTCAGCCATTCCGCGTACCCCCGTTCTCCCGAACTTCCATGCTTTTCTGTACATCGTTGAATATCTGATTGAACTTTCTGTGCCAATGCCCGTTCGGGTCGGCCATCAAAACGCCGTATTTGAAATCCATACTTCGCGTCGCAAGGCGCTGTACTTCATCACAGTTGCTTTCCTTCGCAAGCGCAGCGCACATAGGAATACAGTAATTCGTCCTGTACATTTCCTCAATCCGTTCCCGCCGTCTGCGTCTGCGTTCAGCCGCCTTATCCATCTTCATCCACCCTGCTCACCGTAAACCTTCTCCCCTTCGTCACCTTCACGCACTCCTCGGCAATCTTCGGGTACTTCGCCTTCAGCGCCTTGGTGTCCACCCTCCGGCTCTCGGTGTTGCTCCACCGCACCGTCCAGGTGCCGCTGACGCCCCGCTCGAAGGTCCCCATCTCCGCCTTGATCTGCTGGTCGATGTCGTCGATTTCCTTTTGTAGCGCGTCCCGCTGCTCCACCTTCATCCCCCGCAGGTTCAGAAGGTCGTCCAGCCCGCCCAGGTCCATCGCCGCGTCCTCGACCTCCGCCGCCGGGTACAGCGCGTTCAGCGCCTCGCCGTCCGCCTCGCTCCCCGTTGGCAGCGGCGGCACCTTCGGCACCACATGCTCTTCCCAGAACGCCCGCTCCGCTTCTATCAGCGTCGCAATCGCGTCCTCGTCCCGCTCGATGCAGAACACATGATGCCCCTTCCCCAACACCACGATGCTCACATACCACCGGTCCGCGCCGGTCACGGCCATGTAATGCACGCACTGCCAGTAGTAATGCGGGTTGATCTCCCCCTCGTCGAACCGGAACTTGCTGTATGGCGATGTCGTCTTGCATTCCAGCCCCGCGTTCTCCTTCAAAACCTCCCGGTCGATGTTCGCCAACATCCACGGATAATCCGGATGCTGCAATATCCGGTTGCACTTGCGCACCTTCTTCGGCGTGCCCTGCTTTTCCATGAACTCCACGAACCGGTCCGCCACATACGGCTCCAAATCCGTCCCCTGCCGCATGGCCTCGTTCTCTTCCTCTTCCACGCCCTTGCCGATCTTATCCATGTACACCTTCAGCGGCGAGGAATACGGATTCACCCCCAGGATCGCGCTGGCGTCGCTGCCGCCAATCCCGTTCCTGCGCGATTCCAACCACTCCTCCCGGCTCATCTTCCGGGTATCGGCGTAGACGTTCGATGTGTTCAGCTTGCCCATTTCAACCTCCCAGAAACTGCCACATGGTATCTTCCAACTCGTACATCTTCCGCTTGACAATCGCCAGCGCCGGGTCCGTACACCGTGAAAGCATCGTCTCCGCCACCTTCAACTGCGCGTACACATCCTTCACCGTTGGCTGTGTCCAAACGTCATACACCCGCCGCTCTTTCCCAAAGCCTTCCCCTTTAGGGGAAGGTGTCACAGCCTGCGGCTGTGACGGAAGAGGTCGTCCCCCCGTCTCAATCCCCCTCAACCGCTTCTTCCGCGTCTTATATCCCGTCATCCTCGTAATCACCCCTCACAGCAGCGCCGCGTAGTATTCCCGCGTCAGCGCCGCCTCTTCCCTGTCCTCTTCCTGCCGCACCAGCTTGAAATATTGGTCTTTCTCAAACCCCAGCACAATCGCGCAATCCCTCAACTGCCCGATCACGTCCTCCATTCCCCGAACACCCTCCAACTGCTCAATGGCCTCGCCGATTCTGAAAATCTCGTCCTCGACCCGCTCCAGCTTGTCACTGTAATCCATTCACAACTCCTATTCGTCCATAACTATTCCAAAGTATTTCATCTCAGCTTTGTGCCGCGCATCAATCGCATCGTAGATGCTTTCATATGTACCCAGACCCATGCGTTTGTTGTTCACGGATATTACAGCCTGATATTTTCCGCTCTTTGTAATCCAAACACCCCTTGCACCAGATTTACTCTCAACCTTCCTCTTGTTCAAAGCCTGAACTCCGCTATTCGTCCATCTGCAATTATCTGGTGCATAATCACCGTCAACATCTATCCTGTCTATGGTGCAAGTTGTCCTGTCCGCGTCATCTGAATAGCCGTTCTCATAAGCCCATTTTCTAAACACATCAAAACTATCCCATTCCTTGCAAACGCGAATACCTCTTCCGCCATAGTTTTGATAGTTTACGTTTGTCTGCACATTACAGCGTGCTCTCATACTTAACCATATGTGATAAAGCCTGTAATGTCTTGTCGTAATGTTGTTCCCATATTTGCGTCCCTGGCAAACGCTACAACTCTTCGATCTTTTCAAATTATTGCTTGAACGAATCGTATGCCTGCCACAATCACAAACGCATTCATAGATTGAATGAGTGTCTTTCCTGTTTGGATCGTTCGGCAATTTTGCGATCACCGTCAGACTTCCAAATCTCTTCCCTGTCAGGTCTTGCCTATTCCACATCGTGCTCTCCTCAGCATTCAAATGACATCCTACTGCCGCACCAACTACAATATTGTTTGTCTGTTGGCCTCTTGTGGCATATTTTCCCACATTCGCTGCACTTCCACCGCGCCTTCCCCTCGTCGTTCACGTAGTAAATCCACTTGCCAAACTTCGCTTCCTTCTGCACCGTAATCCCTCCCGTTCATTGTTTGAGAGCTGAGGGCGGGAATCGAACCCGCCAGCGTCCGGCAGGACAAACCCCTTGGCGATCGCGGGTATGTCGGGTATACACGCCCCTTCCATGGCCCAGCATGATGAAGCCGACGCATGGTCGGGAAGGTGGGACTCGAACCCACGTCACACGGCTTATAAGGCCGTCGCTCAACCGGCTGAGCTACTTCCCGATGCCTCGGCGGGGTTAACCCTTCGGCCCCGCCGCGCTTCATGTCCACAGCCCGATGGCATCTCGTGTCGTCCCGGCTGTGCTCGTACCGAAACAACCATTGCGCTCAACAGTCCCAAAGCCGCCATCCCATCTCCGGGCCTGTATCGGTGGGACGCCCAGGCTTCTAACCCGACGTGCCGCCCGGGAATCCCCACGGTGCAGCCGTGCGCTCTCGGCAGCGTCCCATATCGCCGGGGCACCGCCCCGGCCACGGTCAATCTCTCCCGAGCAGCCTGCCCAGCAGGTCGCCCATCTCGTCCTTGCGAAGCATATCAGCGGCTTCCCTCTTGCCCTTCGCCAACGCGCTGGCGGCCATCACCTTGCGGCTTCGGGCGATCATATCAGAGATCATGTCCACGTTCACATTATGAATCGCCACCTGACACTTTTCGCCCTTGTGCGCCAGTACGACAAACCCGTCGCACTCGATGCCTTCCACAAACTCGTTGTCCAGCACCTCGTCGTGGTCCATGCTCTCAATCCGAATCTGATACTTACCCATCTTGTATACCCTTCCTTTCATTGTGTTACAGTTCAATCGGCTCCCGCCGTATGCTGGTCATAATCACGTCCAGCCGTCCCATCGTGGTCTTGAAGAATCCGTAATGCGTCTTCAGTCCCACCACATCCTGCGCCATCGCGCACCGTTCCATGTCCCGGCATATCCCGGCCAGCACGCCCAGCGTGTCCCGCTGCATTTCCTCCGGCGTCTGCGGCGTCGGATGCGTCACAACTCATCATCCCCCTTTCCCATCCTCAGCACCTTCGCGATCACCGCGAACAGCACCCCGAACACCGGCAGCGCCACCGCCAGCACCAGCGCCATTCCGACCACCCAGGCCCCAACGCCCGCGCCCTTCAGCATCATCGACCAAACCTCGCTCATACCATGTCCCCCTTGTCGTTGATAACAACGCATCCACCGTAGCTCTTCCCGTCCAGCCACATCGCCACGCTCCGCGCCGCCGCCAGCACTCTGAACGCCATCGCGCCCTCCGGGTCCTCGGTCCAGCGCGTCACCGCAACGTCGCAGCCCTTCACGGGCTTTTTGAACGACGCCAGATACTGCCTTTGCACCGTGTCAAACACCCTGTACCCCAGCTTCTCCGGCATCGTTCATTCACCTCACATCCCCAGCGCCTCAAACAACTCCTGAAACGCCATCACGACCATCGCGTATCCCACCAACAGCGCCTCGCCGATCTTCCCCAACACCCCAGGCTCGTACAGGCTCTCCCCATATCGAACCTCTGCGGTGTAGGCCAGTCCCGCGTAATCCACCGGCACCGGATGCAATTCCCTGCGCAGTTCCTCCGCGATCCTCTGCCGATCGATCTCCGCGCTGACAACTTTGGCTTCCTCGCGGCCCAGCGGCTTCGCCATCGGCAGGCGGACCGCCAGAATCCCGTTGGCCAGCGCCGTCGAAATATCTTTATCCCCCGCTGTCAGCAGCAGCATCGCGGTCCCGCGCCTGATCTCGGCCATTTTGAACACCTCACATCTACTTCGCCGCCAGCAGCGGATGCTTGTTTGTCCCCAGCATGTGAATCTCCACGCTGGCCCCGGCCATCGCCGCCTGAAGCGTGCGCATCCTGTCGTTCACCCGGTTGTGGTTCTCCCGCGCCACTGGTGACATATCCTTCACCGGCGCGTGGTCCATGATCTTCAGTCCCCGGTCAATGCGTTTCGCGCCTTGCCGCATCTGCCGCACGCCCTCGCCGGTGTAATCGTCCGGCGGGCACACCTTGTAGCCGATGCCGCGCACGTTCACGATCATGTGCCCCGTCGCAATCAGCCGCTTCCTCGCAGCCTGCAAAATGTCGTTGTACGCCCGGTCGCCGTAACTCTTCTGGATAATGTGGCCGATGTCCCGAAAACTCATCACCGTGCCGTATTCCATCTCCTCCACTGCCGTCACCAGGGCGTCAATCGCTTCTTTCCTCTGCATGTAAATCCTCCTTGTCCTCGTTGTTCAAATCCGCACCCTACCTAACCATGCCCAGCATTACCACACCATAGCGTCCGCACCAAACCACGCCACACCAGACCGTACCTTGGCCCACCGTGCCCCGCCATGCCTCGCCATAGAATCCAAACCGGACCCGACCGCGCCAGACCATATCAAACCTTGCCTAACCGCGCCTTGCCAAACCTCAAAAGCCATACCCTACCTCGCCTTACCATACCTCGCCTGACCTCGCCATAGCTGACCTAACCTCGGCTCACCCAGCCACATAAGCCACACCGAACCTTACCCCGCCATTCCTGACCTTTCCCAGCCACATAAGCCATACCTGACCGTACCCAACATTACCTTACCGAACCCAGCCTAACCCCTCCACAGAATCCAAACCGAACCATACCTTGCCCAGCCTCACCAAACCGCAGATTCCTTACCTCGTGCCTCAGTCCATCGGCACCTCGTCGATCCGGGCGGCAAACCGTCCATAGCCCAACGAACGCGCCTCGCACAGCCCGACGTACTGTCCGGCGTTCTCAAACGCCCGCGCAATCGTCTCGACGTCGATGTGCTCGTTGTCAAAGATGATGTCGAACGCGCAGCGCCACACGTCGAACCTCGGCCTCGTGCGGATTACCCTGGCCCGCATCACGGCCACGCTGCGCACGTCGTAATACTTCATGTCGTGGCGCATCTTCTCCAGGTCGAAGGGCACCCCGATGTCCAGCGGAGCCACCGCCCCGGCGAACTGGACGTACCGCTCGATGTCCTTGCCCGCCTTGAACAGCTTCGCGCCGTTGACCAGCGTCTTTTGCAGGCACTCTACCGGGATGTGCAGCCCGTTGGCCTCGTCGTAGTACAGCCCGGCCTCCCATTCCAACTCGGAAATCTTCTGAAGGTCGTCCTCGGTCTTCTTGCGCTTGCTGGTGAACTTCTTCAGCTCCAGCGCCAGCGGGTGCAGCGGGTTGACGGTTCGCGGGGAGTGCATCATCAAAGTGTTGACGCCGTTCAAAACAATGTGCAATTTCTTCATCGTAAAATCCTCCATTCATAAATTCGTATGTCCTTGTGTTCTCGTTGTCGTCGGTCCTGCTTGCCTTGCCTGTTACCCTTACCTCAAAAGCCTAACCATACCTCACCGGACCACACCTTACCTAATCTCACCATACCAAGCCGAACCACTCCGCACCGCAGAATCCTCACCAGACCTCACCCGACCCCACCGGACCTTACCAGACCAAACCTCGCCTCACCAGACCTAACCAGACCACAGAATCCCTAAATCATCCTCGCGTTCCTGTACCGCCAGTTCCGAGACTTGTCCCGCCGGATGTTCACCACGAACTCGCCTGCCATCTCGAAAATCCTGCTTGCCACAGCCTCGTCCATCTCGGCCAGCTCCCCGATGTGCCACTCGCTGGATATGATCGTCGGCAGTCGGTTCAAATACCTTGCGTTCAACAGGTCGAAGCTCAGCCGCATGTCCGCGGCGCTCGCGCCCTCCTCGTTGCCCTTCCGGTCGCGATTCGGCTTCAAAAAATCGTCCAACAGTAGCACCTGCGCCCGCTGATACCGCTTCATCTGCCGGTCATAGGCTTCATCGTCCATCACGCACGCCTTCAGCGCCTGGGCCATCTGCGGCCAAACCGAGTAGCACACATCCAACTCCCGGATCAGCTTCCCGACGATGGCCGTCGCCAGGTGGGTCTTGCCCGCGCCGGGATTGCCGCCGAAGAACATCCATTTCCCATCCTTCGCGCCCTGCTCCGCGTACTTCTGCGCAGTCTCCAGCATGGCCCGCTGCCACGGTTCAATCGCTTGGAAGTTCTCGAAGGTGTACCGCTTCACGGAATCCGCAAGCCCCGATTCCCGCAGCCGCTTCACCGCAGCCCGCTGGGTGTTGCACCCGCAGGCCATCACGCCCAGCGAAGCGCCCTGCCCCGGAAAGTATTTCACGCCGTACACCAGCCCCCGGTTCAGACACTTCGGACAATCCACGCCGTCCCCCGGCACCGTCTCACCCTGCGCGTTGACGTGCGCCACGTTCAGCACGCCCGGCTTGCGGTTCATGGCCTCGGCCTCCGCCGCCACCCGCTTGAACTCCGCTGCGAACCGTTCCTCCGGCACGATGTCCCGCCAGTCGCCCATGCTCTCAACCTCCGTCAAATCATCCTGTCGTTGGCTCCCAGCGGCACGTAGTTATCACTGGTCGTCCGGTCAAACCCCGGCCCGCTGCCACCGCTGCCCTTGCGCTTCTTCCTGTGCCGCTCGTCGCAGGCTGCCGCATCCGCAACGTTCCTGACCCCACCGGCCACATAGTCGTTCAGTATCGACTTCACATACGCCCACTTGCGGACCCCCTGGTCCAGCGCGTTGTCGATGGCGTGCCGCACGATGTCCTCCGACAGGTCGTCCACAAACCCGTTCAACTCCTCCATCGCCCTGGGCGACATCACCGTCAACTGGTTCGCCGCGTAAGCCTGAATGGTGTCGGTGCTCAACCTCTGCTCACCTACCCCGAACGGGTTGACCTCCTCGCACGCGCCCGCGCTTTCTTCTTCTGCTTCTTCAAACATCCCATTTGGGTTACTGAGATGATCGTCTGTATTTGTGGGATTAAGGATTGTATTATGTGTATATGTATATGTCGTCGCGTTTTTTGAACGACCTCGTTCAAAATCTTCAACGTCGTTGTCGCAATTTTCAAACGACGACTGTTCTGTTTCAGAACGCTCGACTGTCTGATTTTCTGAATCTCGACGGTTACAGCGTTTCTCGCTCTCAACGGCGCATTCAGAGATGACGGCATATCCCTTCTCGGTGATCGCGTACCACGGCGTATGCACCCACTTGTCAGTGTTGTAATCGCCCTTCACGATCAGTCCATCGTTCAGCATCTTCTTCAGTGCGCCGTATATCTGGCTCCTGCTCATATACGGGTACTGAACCTGGAATGCGTTCGCGCTGTTATAGGTCCAGCACAGCCCGTCGTGCATGTGCTTCCCGTTGGCCCGGTTCTTCGCCGTCCAATACGCAAAGTCATGGATGAGCACCGCGGCGACCATGCCGTACCTCTGAGCAAAAATCGGATTGAAGGAATGGTCCATGATTTACTCCTTTCGCCGGTTCCTTATCCGGCCTTTGCCACAGCCTTGCATTCCGCGGCAGACACCAGTATCTCGTGCGCCACCCGGCGCTGCTCCTCAACGATCCTCCGCTCCTGTTCGCTGCCCCTCGGGGCCATGTAATCATCGTGGATTACGACCGTCGCGCCGCTGGGCGACTTCCCTTCCCATACGATCATGGTGCCCTCCTTAACCAGTTCAGCCCGCTAAACTTCACGGGGCAAAAAAAGCTCACCCACGGTGACGCCCAGCGCATCCGCTATCTTCAGCAGCGTCTTGGAAGTCGTGACCTCGTTGTCTCCGGTTTCCAACTTCCAAATCGTCGCCCGCGTGATGCCCGATTTCTCGCACAATTCGGCCTGCGACATGCCTATGCTCTCCCGTATTTCACGGATTCTGTAGCCCACTTTTTTCACCTCGCTCTCGTTCAATCGGCTAAACCCAGTTTAGCACACTTTACGGCATAAGTCAAGCCCACTAAACCATTTTTTTGTTACAAATCTATTACGTTTTTCAATTGACAAAGCCTGCTAAACGATGTATAATATACTAAACATTAGTTGATAGGAGTGTTGACCGTGACGATAGGCGAAATCATCAAAAAATACTGCTTTGAACATGGTATGTCCTATCAGCAATTTGCACAGGCCAGTAAAGTCAGCAAAGGCTATATTTCCATGCTGATAAACGGTCGCAACCCAAGGACAGGAAAGCCCATGAAACCAACCATCGAAACCTACATCAACATTGCGGAAGCAATGGACATGACGGTTGACCAATTGTTTGAGATCATGGACGATGCGCCAGTTTACTTTTTCAAATCGAAGGCCAACATCCCTGTCCAACCCTATCGCGGCGGACTTGCTGACCGACTTGCCGCTCTTGCGTTGGAAGAATCAAAACTACCCGCAAACGTCCGACCCATTTCTGCCCTCCACCACCAGCGCGTTCCAATGATCGGCGAAGTGGCCGCGGGAGAACCCATCTACGCACCTGAGGATATCGGTGTATACGTCGATGCCCCTGTCAAGTGCGACGCGGCCATCACTATCAAGGGCGACAGCATGGTTCCGAACTACCTTGACGGCGATGTGGTCTATATCAAATGCGTTCCAGACGTACATGAAGGCGCTGTGGCCGTAGTGTTCCTCGACGATGAAGCGACGCTCAAACACGTCTACAAGCGGCAAACCGGTCTCACACTCATATCAGATAATCCGTCACACCCGCCGATCATGGCAGAGTTCGACGATTACAACAACGTCCGCATATTCGGTGTACCCGTTGGCTTTACCAGAATGTTCGCGCCGGAGCCGATGGCAAAATTAAAAAAAGGCTTCAACTAAAAAAAGTGGCCGCTTTCCCGGCCACAAAAAAAGAGAACCCCGGCGCGACTGCCGCCTTTTCAGGCTGGTGTATACACCCTCGCGTTCCCCGGCGATCCTCTCACACCAGCTATGCGCCATTCTGCGCTTCACCGGTTCACCGTCATTATACCACACCACGGAAATGACTGTCAACCCACACCCTGCCGCCCTGAAGGACTAACTGCGTGTCGCAAGCATCACCGAGAAGCCCAAAACGGCGCTGTCTACTGTCCGTTTTGCGGCCTCCCGTTAAACCCTAAGAGGAATACGCCCAGCCCCGCGCCCGCCCAAACAACATAAGTACATCGTTAAATGCTGCAAAGAACGAGGTATCAGAACAAGATGAACGCCTATGCCATCTATCTGCGCAAGTCCCGCGCCGACATGGACGCGGAAGCACGGGGCGAAGGGGAAACCCTCGCAAAGCACCGCAAGGCGCTGACAGAATACGCCCGTCAGCGCGGCTTGCTCGTCGTGCGCGAATATGCGGAAATCGTTTCAGGCGACAGCATCAGCGCCCGTCCGCAGATGCAGGCGCTGTTGGAGGATGTCAAGCGCGGCCTGTACGCCGGAGTAATCGTAAACGACGTTGACCGCCTGGGGCGCGGTGACAGCATCGACCAGGAAATCATCAAACTGACCTTCGCCGCTTCCCATACCCTCATTATTACGCCCTACAGCGACATAGACCCGACCAGCATACAGGACGGCGATATGCTGGACTTCCGCATGTTCTTCGCCCGCACCGAATACAAGATGATTACCCGGCGCATGACGCATGGCCGCGCCCGAAGCGCAGCGTCGGGAAACTGGGTCAGCGGCCTTGCGCCCTATGGATACAAGATCGCCAAACATGATGGGAAAATCCGCCTTGAACCCGACCCGGAAACTGCGCCGATTGTCAAGATGATATTCGCATGGTACGCCAACGCAGAGGCAGGCTATCAGTTGATCGCCAAGCGCCTGAATGAGATGGGCATAAAGTCCAGCCGCAACAGGGGCTTTTCCCCGCACGTCATCCATCGCATGCTTGAAAATCCGGCTTACATAGGGCGCACAGAGTACGGTCAGCACGCCACGGTGGAAACCATCGAAGGCGGCCAGCGCGTAAAGAAGTACGTCAAGTCAAAGCCACAAATCGTCCTGGAGGACACACACCCGGCCATTGTAACGCCGGAAATATGGAAGGCTGTTCGGGACCGCGCCGAACTGGCCAGACACAGGTCGCCAATCAATACAAACAAAGTCAGCGCAAATCCGCTGGCCGGTTTGGTCATCTGCTCCGAGTGCGGAAGTGTTATGCAAATGACGCGCAGCGCAAAGCGTATGATTTCATGCCTCAATACCCAATGCCCTACGTGCTCCATCAGCATTGAGACATTGGAGGGCATTATTTTGGACACCTTGCGCTCATGGTGTGAAAAATACGAAACGCCGCAAACGCCATCCAATGACAAAGCAGACGAAATCGCCGCGCTCAAAAAGCAGCTCGACGGAATCACAGCGCAAATCACCCGCGCACAGGAGCTTGTCGAAATGGACGTGTATTCCCCAGCCGAATACATGGCCCGCAAAGAAGCTCTACAATCCCGTAGGGAAGCGCTCAAAATCCAGATCGCGGAATTGTCGCACAAAACCCCGGAAGAAGCAAGAGAGGCAATCCTGCCCGACGTAGAGCGCGTTATAGACGCATACCCATACGCACAAACCGCCGAACAAAAGAATCGCCTGTTGAAATCCATTATCCATCACATCACATACCATAAAACACAACGCGCCTGGCGCGGGCAAAACCCCGCCCAACATTTGCGCCTTGATGTATTCCCTCTAATTAGGGATAGCATATAACTATGCATTCATACTTAATTATATGCTATAACTAAAAAACCCTGCCATTTCTGACAGGGTTTCACTTTATATCAATTTATGTCAGGTGGTTCCTGCTTGTTGTACTGCGCCGTGGAGATGCTCAACAGAGTACCCAGCAGGGTACACACAATCGCGCTGCACTTGGCAACCTCATCCGCATAAGGCCAACCAAGTACGCCAGAAAATCCGACATACGCCGTCGCCAACGCAGGAATCGCCACGATCACGCAATACTTCAACACATCATACAGTTTGTTGCTCAGAAGAAACATGCTCATACCTCCTCACTTCTCAATCAAATACTTCTGAATCTCCTCATACGACTGCTTCAGCCCGTCTGTAGAGTTACCGTCGATCTCATGGTGGAGCATCGCCATCAGCGCCCGCATCTGTATACGATTCGCCTCCTCCAAATCGTTCAGCCGTTCATGGTCGCGGGCCAATCGTTCCTCGTGCTTCTTCACTGTTTCCTCCAGCGTGTTCACCGGCGCGTCCTTCCTCTTCTTCTCTTCGCGGGCTGTCTTGATGGCCGACATGATGGTGTTGTACGCCCCTATCAGCACCAGTGCGACGGCCAGCAGCCCCACAAGCTGCTCAAAGGTCACGTTCTGCATCAGGTATCACCTACCTTGTTGTTTATGCTTCGTTCCATCCGTAAACCCCGGGTTCCCATACATTACTATCCACATTGCTCACCCAGCGCTTGCCATTGTGCGAGCACTTGTCCCCGGCCGCGTATGCGTCATGCGCGCCTATGGGCTGCGACCATTCAGGCCACTCTTCGGCAGGGTCTCCCGCTTTTGCCCACAGGGCAGGAGTTACCGGAGGCGTCCAGTCAGCCTGGGACGTGTGCTCCTGCACGCACTTGTATAACACGTTCTCATAGGTTCGCAGGTTTCCGGGAACATATCTGATGTTCAGCTCCCACTCCGCAAAGACGTCTGTATGCTCTGTCGCGGTCACTTCGTCGATTGCGCCGCTTTCCGCAAGCACGACAAATGCGATTGCAGTTGTATTGGCTGCGCTCTCTGCCTGCGCGATGGAATTGTCTTGAAGTGCCTGTTCCTGCGGTGTCTTTCCTCGCCTGATAATAGTGGCCATTATTCATTCCTCCCATAGTCCGTTATAGTACTTAGTCAGTCGGTCGATCAGGTGTTTCGAGTTGCCGTGGCTCAAATGGTCCATCCATGTGTGAAAAGAAGTATCCACGTTCTCCCTCGGCACAAGCCCGCGCTTGGCTTTGGAAACCAGTCGTCGGTATTTCTTCCTGCCAGTCTTGATCTTCGATGCGTCCGCAATCATGTACACCTTTCCGGTATTCGTAAGGTGATATGTAAATCCAAGGAACATGATTCCATCGTCAAGCGGATAGATTTTGGTCTTGGACCGGTTGATGTTGAAGCCGAGTTTCTCAAGCTCCTTTTCAATGTTTGCCTTGTGCCGTTCAAGTTCATCATTACACGGATGAATCAATATCAAATCATCCATGTATCGAATGTAGTACTTCACGCGAAGCCGCTCTTTGATGTAATGGTCGAGGTCGTTCAGTATCGAAATCCCGGCTATCTGGACCAGTTGGCTCCCTGGATTATAGCCAATATCGCCCGTATACTGTTCGCGCAGGATTGTTTCGACCCGCTTATATGCCCATTCCGGCAAATGCCTTCGAAAATTCGCCTCCGCGACATCATGACGCATATTGGGGTAGTATCCCTTGATGTCAAATTGCGCGACATACCCTGTACTGCCGTGTTTCCGATAGTATTTGCGAAGAAATTCCTTTAGGCGCTCTCTCGCGGGGTCAGTTCCTTTCCCCGTCTGGCAAGCCCAATTGTCGTATATAAAACCATTTGTCATAACCGGATACACAACGTTGTCATTCAAACTGCGTTGGTATACGCGATCACGATAGGCGATTGAGGCGATCTCTCTTGGCTTTGGGCTTGTAATCGAAAAGTGCTTCGGCGGGCTTGCCTTGTATTCTCCGTTATGCAGTTGTTGGGCCAACCGTGAGGTACGCTCTATACCACGATGATAGTAAGCCGCAACAGAATCCTTCCAAAGTACACCTTTCTTTGTTTTGAGCATCGAATCGTATAGGACTTCAAATCCAATCACATTTTCTTCGTTGATATTCATAATTAGTCTCCTGCGTTTACAGCCCATGCAGGCTAACAAGTCTTGGGCATCGCAATCGTATTGTTTTGCCTGTCTTTCAAGGCCGGGGATTCGGCCCCTTGCGTCATGGTCGCTCCTGTCTCACCTATGGCAAGATGTTTTTTCACGACATTTCGCAATCCGGGGCGGGCCTATTCGCGTTCGTCGCGTTGTTGTTGTTGGCGTTGCCCGTGCTGTTCACATTCCACGTGTTGTTAGCGTTGCCGCGATTCGCCGAACGCAGGCGCACGTTCTGGGTACAGCCTACACCCCTGATGTGTTCCGCCTATGCGCTTTGTGGCTTTAGGCGGGCGACATCCTTGTCTCGCCATCCCCTGATCATGTTCCTCAGGCCAACGGTCATGCCGATCCAATAGACGGCTCGCTTTGTCTTCAGGTGGAACAATGGCTGCGCCGTTTCAATCAGCATTGTCATGCGATTGCATTTTTCCGCAGCCCTGTCCTGTAGATCAATGCGCATCTTGTATCGTTCCATGCTTCCGTTCACCTTGATCTCGTTGGCTTCCCAGCAAAGGGCCTGTATCTCAATTGCGCAGTCCTGTAGCTTTTCGATATACTTCTGCTGCTTTTGCGGAAACCACTTTTCGTTTTCCGTGATCTGCAGGGTATATACCGTCAAAGCCCGCGCCTTGGTGTTGACCTCCAACTCTCCATGGCCCCGCTGAGGAACAGGTACAGACATAATACATCACATCCTTTCATAGCCCCGCCCCTTGCGGGGCGGAGATGGCAGATTAGCAGATGACGCAAGCCGGGGCGGGCCTATTCGCGCTCGTCGCGCTGTAGTAGTTGGCGTCGCCCGTGCTGGACACAGACCACGTGCTGCCAGCGGTGCCGCGATACGCCGAACGCAGGCGCACGTACTGGGGACTTGTCTTTGCGTTATATCCATAGCGGATATGTAGCGGGGTGCTGGTATACCATGGCTGCGGGGTCGTCAGCCCCGGCCGCTGCTTCCAATACTCCCAGTATTCACCCTCTACGCCAGAAGCCTGCGGCACGATGTATTCTTGCTCCAGAGACGCCGGGAAGAACGTGTCATATGTATCATCTTTGGTTCCGATGGCCGTATCCGTCACCGTGTTCAGCGCCGTGGATACCTTGACAGGCTTGATGATGCTCAGGAACGCCTCGTCAAAGCCAGCCATGAATCCGCGCACCGTCGCCAACTGCTGCGGCGGGCGATCGAACACGTTCTGCGCCGTCCACCACGCGCCTGCCGCCGCGCCGGAATTGAGCCACTGTCGCATTGCGGACTGACTCCAACGGTTGTAGCCATACGCCGCCCTTTGAAGGTCGTTTGGGTTGCTGCTGCCATAGACGATATTGGAGGCAACCGTGCCAAGATTCGTTCCCGTCGCGCCAGCGGTCAATTCCAGATTTGTTTCCAGCGGCGTCACGCTGCTGGCGCTGGCAAACGTATGGGCCCGCCAGTTAGACGTCGCCACATTCGGAGCGCCCCAGGTATAGAAATCATTGTTTTTGCCGATGACAACCTGCCCACCGGCGGGGATTTCCACCGACGTCGTGAAGGAAAAGGTATCCCCTGCGTGACAGTTGGTGCCCCAGTTTGTGCCGATGGTGAAATAATACGTTCCAGCGGGCATCGCCGCGTCCGCCACATAGATGGCTTCGGAGGCGTCAAACTGTATGCCCTGCATGGCGTAATGGCTTTGCAGGAACATACCCGGTACCGTCGCGCCGTCCTCCAGTTCCACGTTTCCGAAGTGCACGACATCCCACGGCAGCACATACGACTGAGCGCCGTCGTTGTAGTTCAGCATGAGCTGGTCGCCAATGCTGAACACGCTCGGGGCTTCGCCCGCCTGTACGATCCTGTGTATCTCCACCAGCTCTGCCGCAGGCGTCGCCTCGCTCACCGGCACCATCTGCGACAGAAGCAGGTTCTGCCGGGCGAGCCCGGCCACGATCTGGTTCCCCGCGTTGATCAAACTCTGGGCCTTGTTGCCTTCCCAAATACTAACTCCCATGTATCATACCTCCTGTCATGCCGCCGCGTAGGTCACGGTGGTCACAAGCGTAGTCGTATTGGTTACGATGGTCAGCGTCTCGCCGGTGTTCAGCGTCCGCACTTCGGTAATGCTGCCATCGGCAAAAGTGAACGCATCCGTGCGGATAACTGTATTCCCGCGCGCGTGGGTGATGGTCGATACATCGCCGGTGGTCTGGTTGAACGCAATCGTCTGCGTGGTGTTGGGAATCTCGCCGTGCAGGAGCAGGGCGTTAATTCCAAGCAACTCTGCGCCAGTCTGTAGATCGTCAATGTCGTCCTGCACGGCGGTCATGTCCGCCCCGGACGCCGCGCCGATGTTGGACCGGCCCTGTTGCTGCTGCTGTTCGCTTAACCCCTGATCCTCGCTGAAATCCACGGCGTTCACATCGTCCACAGGATAAGTCACGCCATCAATGACAACGCTGGTCACACCCGCCATTTAAATCACACCCCCGCGTTTGGTTTGTCGTTTTGTTCACCGCCGCCTTGCTTCATTCCACCAGACGGGAATACTTCCCGCTCACCCACGCATTCTGTCCCTTGAACTCAATCAGGTTCCAGCCGTCGTCGCTGGTCTGGCCCTGATACGGGTACTTGTCGCCCCTGTGGGCCACGCCCAGCTTCTTCGAGTTAGTCTTGTTGGGCGCGGTTCGGATGTAGCAGTCGCCGCCGACGATCTCCACCCAACGGGGGTCTTCCGCCGGTTCGTCGTGGTCGTCCAGCACTTCCTCCAGCTTTGCGCGGGTAACGGCATCGTACACGCCGGTCTCGGGCAGTTTGTAGGCCCTCTGGAAAGCCTCGACGGCCATCTCGGTGCAACCACCGAACTCGCCGTCCGCGCCCCAGCGGCCACAGTCGAAACCGAGTTCGATAAGGTTCTCCTGAAGCTGCTTCACGTCTGCGCCCTCGTCGCCGTTGCGCAGGTCACGGTCGCCGATGGGTTCCGGCTCCGGCTTGGGCGTGTCATCGTAGGAGATCATGCTGTCTGGCAGCATCCCCCACTTCGTCCACGGGCCGTCCTTGACCTTGTTGCGCTTGCAGTCGTAGTCGAATCCATTCATTTCCACCGTATACCCGTTGCCGACGTAAACGCCGATATGGCCGGACTTCCAAACCACAAGGCCGGGAATGTCGGGAATGTCCTTGATGGGGCCGGTCTTTTTGCACAGCGCGATCATGCCGTTGGCGCTCTTGTCCGGGCAATGGTTGGTGCCATACTTCGGGTCGGTGTCATACTTGCCGCCGGTCCAGAAGAAGGACTTAATCATGCCCACGCAGTCCGCGCACCTGCGCCCCTGCTCAATGTCCTTCATGTAGCCCTTGGTGCGGCTGCTGCCGTAGTGGTCTGGGTACTGCTTTTTCTTGGATTCGTACTTCTTCATGGTACATACGTTGCCGTATGTACCATACCAATAAGCCCAATGGGCTTTATTGGCGTACATCGTCTCGCAGTACGCAGCCAGTTCCTTACCAGTAAACATCTGTGATTCACCTCCGTCAGTTTCGTCGGTCCCGCTGTCTGCTGTCGTGAAGAAACTCGTGGGTTTTGTTCCCGTCAACTTATTGAGGTCAACATCCCCGCTGACCCCCGGCAGCTTGCCCTTGGACGTATACTGCCACAGGTCGCAGGGATAGTCAGGCGGCGTCTGCGGCTTGCCGTCGTTGGAGCCGTAGCGCGGAATCCACACATAAGCATACCGCCCGTAATCCAGCGCCCAGCTTTTGTACAGATGATGCCCGATGTACACCGCCACACGGATGCCGCTGCCGATGTAGTGCCGCAGCCCGTCCTCAAACGCCTCGCACATAGCCCGCGCCCGGTCGGCCTTGATGCCGTCGTACTCCGCGTCGATGACGTAGAAAAGCGGCGACGTGCCCGCCGTTGCATCAGCCATAACCTTGGCCTCATTCCGTGCTTCGGTTTCGTCGGCGGCTTTGATGTAGTGATAAGCGTGGTACGGTACTTTGTATCGCGTACAGCCGGACACGTATTCGGCATATCGTTCGTCCTTCTTCACGCCCACGCTGGAACGCAGGATAGCGAAGTCAAGGCTGCTGAACGCCTGTCCCCAATCAATGTTGCCCTGATATTTACTCAAATCGGCAATCATGCCGCCCACCTCCATCATCTGATTCTCAAATCCGGCCAGCCAGTCGAACATCTGATACTTGTCAGATGTCCACGTAAACTGGATTGGATGCCCGACACCCGGCACAAGCGTCAGTTTCGTCTCGTCGCCAAGACCTTTGAGCCGGTTGTACATACTCTGCGCGTACTTCTTGTAGTTGTGTTCCTTCTCGCCCGCCAGAAACCACACAGGCACATGCACAATCGTTTTCAGCTTGTCCCCGATGTCCTTGCAGGGCGACAGCACCGACGCCGCGGAGAAGAAGTCCGGGTAGGCCAGCAGCATATCCAGCGTCCCGTTGGCCCCAAGGCTGTGCCCGCTGATTGATATGCGCTTCACGTCGCACTCCTGCTCCTCGGCCACATGGTCGATCAGCTTTTTCAGGTCGGCCTTGCAGTCGCCCCATGTGCCTTTAGGTAACTGCGGCATTAAAATGTACGCATTTGGCGTACATTTGCCATTACTCAGGGATATATACGGCTCCCGCTTTTTGAGCTTGGACAGGCTGCTGCCGATTTCGCCGCTGCCGTGCAGCACCACAATCAGCGGGAGGTCGTCGCCGCTGTCTGGGTGGTATAGTATGTATTTGAATTTGTCAAACGAATAATCGGCTATCATCTAATCGCCCCTTCTTATCATGGTATGTTGCGTGCCGCCGGATGGGTGCCGCCGCCAACTGCTATGCCGTGATCTTCTTCGTCGGCTCCCCCGTACCGTCCACGTCCCATATTGGGATTTCATCGTTCGCCGTCAGCCCCGCGGCCTGAAGCAGCTCGTGGATAGTCATTGCTTTTTCACCTCTTCCTGAAGCTGTTGAACCCGTCGTTCGAGTTGTTCTACCTTCGCGCACAGGAGTGCGATGTAGTCGAGTGACTTGTAGCCCATTGCGTCCTCTTTCACGAGGTATGGGGCCAGTTTCTCCACATCTTGCGCAAAATAACCGATGTGCTCATCATCGTCGTGGGTGCTTTTCTTGTCGTTCCATTTGAAGCGTCGGGCGCGGATGTCGGACAGGTCGGGCACTTCCCCGGATTCTTCCTTCAGGCGGGAATCCGAGGCCTGTGTCAGGGTCCCGGCAATCCATTCGTTACCAGACCAATCGAGTGTGCGGGCGTTGGAACGATTTCTTGAATCACCATTACCTACGATTTCAGCATTGTTGCCACTGATATTGTATTTTCCGGTAACATGCTGATTATCATAATCTGCAGTTGTACCATTACCCTCTGCATGACTACCTTCGCCGCTGGCAGTTGTATAATAACCCTCTGCATGACTATAATTACCGCTGGCAGTATTATTTCTACCTTCAACATGACTATAGTCACCAATGGCTTTTGTACTATAACCCTCTGCATGACTACTACTTCCGCTGGCAGTTGTACTATTACCCTCTGCATGACTACCTTCGCCGCTGGCAGTTGTACCATTACCCTCTGCATGACTACTACTTCCGCTGGCAGTTGTACCATTACCCTCTGCATGACTACCTTCGCCGCTGGCAGTTGTATAATAACCCTCTGCATGACTACTATTTCCGCTGGCAACAGTTCCTCGATTTATAACATATGTTCCACCCTCTGCATGACTATAATTACCGCTGGCAGTATTATTTCTACCTTCAACATGACTATAGTCACCAATGGCTTTTGTACTATAACCCTCTGCATGACTACCTTCGCCGCTGGCCTCTACAATAGTACCTATTGCATAACTTTCAGCACCGCTTGCTATGTTGTAATTACCTATCGAAACAGAATTATTGCCAATTACAGAATTCGCTTTCCTTAATCCTACGGTAAAATACATACATTCATAATTCGATGTGAATTTGACATATATATTCGCTCCGTCCGCAGGTGCGTTCTTTAAATTTATATAGTATTGGCTTGGAATGCCAAAACTATACTCATCTTCAGGCAATACAGTATTGTTCACCTTTACTATTAATATTGAACTGATGCGGTGTTGCACTTCAAAACTTGTGTTGCTTCCGTTTCCAACAAATGTATACTCTAATGTAGCTACCCCTGATTCATCTCTAAGGTCGCCATACTGAAATGTAGGCGTACCATCGCCTTTGATAAAAGAAATACTATTAGGCAATACACGAAGCTTAAAATAATTGTTATTACCAAGAACAATAGTATCAGCAAAAGATGATATAATATCCCCATCTTCATTTACGATATTCAGCAGCTTCGCTTGCACGACCGTTCCGTCTATTATCCCGCCCCCTATATAACTTGCATTAATATACAAAAGCCCGTTGTTCATGTAAATGCCCTGTGTCTGTCCGTTGTTAGTAAGGCGATTGAACACGCCCTGCTGGTTCAGGCTGTTGTCCAACGTCGTGACAGCACTCTGGGCGCTGCTTGCAGCACTGTTCGCCCCATTGATGGCTTGCGCAAGTACGGGCGTCGTATAGGTCATGGTGTTATCCGTCCACGTCACTTGAGAACGAGTCCAAATGTATTTACCGCTGACCCATTCAGGCTGTGATGTGCTCCATGAACCGCCAGACTGTGTGGTGTTGCTGGTGGACAGGTAGTATTGTTCAACAACGGCACTGACGCCGATACCAGTTGCGCCCGTCGCCCCCTGCGGTCCCTGCGGTCCGGTCTGCCCATCAACGCCGTCACGTCCGCTGATGCACGTTGGCTGGCTGTAGCTTGTGCCGGATGCAGTCGTGGTCTTGGTGCGTTGCCAAATATAATAGCCATCTTGCCATGCGGGGGCTGTCGTGCTCCATCCGCTGGTAGGCGCGGTCGTGGTGCTCTGGTTCTGCGCGTATTCAACATCCACGTTGGAGATTGCATCGTCAACGGCATCAAGCACATCGCCAACCGTGGATTCACCCAGTCCCGCATCGCCAGAGAGGCTGAACTCGCCGGTCTGCATATTCCAGTAGTTTTTCCCAGCGGCATCGCCGAGAATACCCGCTTTCACGATGGTAGCGTTTAGTATGCCAGAGGTAATGAAAGTCGCCACAATCGCGCCGTCCTGGGTAATGGCGGTGGTATACGGCCCCTGATAACCATTGGAAGAATAACCAAAACCGCCCTGATTCCACCGCCATACCTTCGTGGCCGTGGCGATATCAGGCGTGTTCATAATCAGGATTTCCGTCATAACGCCATTGGCGTCGTACATGAACCGCACATAGCCACCCTGTGCGCCAGTAATCTGTGCCGTTGCGCTTTCCACGGCGTCATTGATCTCACTGCCGACCACGCGTTGCAACCGCCGAAGCGTCGCCTGTTGTTGCGCCGTGAAGCTGCTGGATTTTCCGTAGCTGTAGAACTCTGCCGATTCACCAACAGCCGCTATGTCGGTGCTGCCGTTGACGGAAAGATTGACATTTGTCAACACGCTGACATGCCCCTTGCCGTTCTTGTCGGTAAAGGTCACGCGATCCATCGGCCAGAGGTAAGGCGCGGCAATTGCGCTTGCAGAGAACGGCGTATAGGCAAAACCGTTCATGGCCACATAAATGATCGGCAACAGCGCGTCGGCGTTGTCGGCGTTGATAAAGCCGTTATCGCTTACGTCGATGGCATAGTCCTCAGTGCCCGCAATGTACGTGGTGTTCGCCTCGTCCGTATCGGTAAACTTCACGCCGGTGATGATGATGGGATTCTCATACAGGTCGCTGCTGAACCTGTTGTCAGTAGTACTTACATAATTAGTATCGTTGTTGTACCATGAAAAGCGCAGTTCTCCGTTCCAATCGATCCATGCGTTGGTGCCCATCAAGCCCGCGCACCAGCGTATAATGTCGCGCCAACTGATGCCATTCTGGTTATCGGGCAGCGCCGTAACGCTGTAATTCGCATTGGGAAGCCCGCTCAGGCTTTGCCCCTGTGCCACGTTGCAGGCCGCGCATCCCGCCGCTACCAACTGCGCCACCGTTTTCGGCAATGTCAAAGAACCGCTTGTCGGTTTCTTGTCAAAGCGCATCATCCTGTCCAGCGCGGTGATCGACAGCGTATTCAATCTGCGGGGCTGGTGGTCGCAGGTAAAGTAGCCGCAGGGCACCCAGATAATATCCGCATCGCTGTCCGCAGGATCGGAAATGCCGATTTCCACGAACAACTCAACGCCCTCGAAAACCACGCCGTCAAACTGCCCCTCAACATTGTCCAGTTGCAGCGTAAATTCCGAAGCTATGGCAGTGCCAATCTCCAACATTTGTCCGTTGCAACTGTATCTGTCGATGGAAAAATCGCCCTGGCGAACATCGGAACTGGTGATATTAAGCTCTATCGGCATACCGGCTTCATCATTGATGAATATGGGCTTATCGCCGCTGTACAGTATGACCGTCTTGGTGCCCTGGTTGTCGTATATCTCGCTGCTCCCGCTATATAGCTTCAGGTGCTTGCTGTTTCCGGATTGATAAACCAGCGTGTCGCCGCTGTATACGGCGATATCCGTTGGCAGAATGCGTACTGTGCTGCCGGTAATGCGCACTACTTTCGCCGCGTTCGATTCAAACAGCGCCTTCGCCTCATTCGATATCGGGTACATCCCATCACCCCCTTACTGCTCGATGATATTGAACGATACCGTCCACGCATCAATCCGCACATTATACGCGCTGGCCCCCTGGTCGCCGCTGTAAAACCGCTTCGTCACATACCCGTTCGCCAACGGATCAAGGCAGTTCACATTCACATATTCCGGTGCAAAGGCCGTCAGCACCGCGTTGGCCGTGGCAATCGGAACATTCTGCCATTCCAGTTCCAATTTTCGCTTGCGGGCAATTCGCATTTTGTGCATCAACCCTGATTCGCACCGTCCCGCGTCCGAATCCGATATATCGTTGACCGTCCAATCGTATTTGGAGGGACAGGGTATCGCAACCCCGTCCACTGTCCTGATCGGGTTATACTGCTGATTAGGCATACTCTGTCACCTCCATCACGTCCCCACTGGCACAATTGTTGTTCCAGCCCTGCGGTTTGCCCGCATCTGCGCCCGGTTCATGCCTGCAGCCGTTGGTTCCGATGTGAACTCCTTCGCCGCAATCTGCCGCATCAGGGCCACCTTCTCCTTGTCGCGTTCGTTGCTGCCCGTCATGGCGTCTGTAAAGGCGTCGTACATGGCGCGGTACATGGTCTCATAGTCGGCGTCGCCGTTGTTCATGGATACCGCGTTCTCAATGGAGCCGCCGATCCTCACGCCCGTCATGGCGCTGCGCACCGCTGCGAACATCGTCGATGCAAGCTGGCTCTGGTTCAATATCTCCGTGCGCCCGCCGACGTGCCCCAGGATTTCAGGCCCCGCTTCACCGGCCAGGAACAAAGTGCCGTGGGCGTCCGTCGTGCCGCTCGCGTAATGAGGGATATTGGACAGATGTTTGGCAACGCCGCTGCTGATGACGCCGCCGGAAGCGAAGGACGCGCTGTAGCCATTACTGTACGCAACGCCACCGCCAGCTTTCAGATTAACGCTTACAGTAACGGAATCACCCAACCAAGAGGACAACGATGTAAAGTTACCGGCTTTGAGATAAACAGATGAATTCAAATCTCCCCAATAGTCGCCCGTGACCCATTTCTTATATCCGTCGCTGAAGTTGCCGTTCTTCAGATAAACGTATGAATTCAAATCTCCCCAATAGTCGCCCGTGACCCATTCCTTATATCCGTTGCTGAAGTTGCCGTTCTTCAGATATACCGTAGAATTAACGTCTGCCCATTGATTACCCGTCAGCCATTTTTTAAACCCGTCACTGAAATTACCAGCCACAAGATCTATTTTTACATTGGTATCGCTGATCCCTGTAAGGTTCATCTTGCCGTCGTTTCCAACGCTGGAGAAACCCTTGCCAGCAACAGCTTTGACCTTTGATTCAGTTTCTGGGGTATCACTTTTCCCGAACAACCATTCTCCGACTTTGCTGAAAAAACCGCTCAGTGCCCCGCCAGTTTTTTTTGCAACCGGGCGAACAACAACATCCAGGCCTTTATCAACAGCGGTTACAGTTGCATCCCATGCATCCGATAATCTACCCCAAAAATTCTTTGCAGTTTCATTGGTTGGGTCTTTTACGCCTACATCGACCTTGTAATTGCCACTGTCCCATTCTCTCTTGAAAACATTCCAAATTGCTTGCGGAGTATTATCAAGTTTGGGAGAAGCATATAGTGTAGATTTCGCGGAATCCCATTCTCTTTTGAATGTGTTCCACAGCACTGTACCTGTGTTGTCCAATTTGGGAGTACCGTACAATGTCACACGGGTCTTCTCCCATTCACTCTTTAGCGTGTTCCACAGCACTGTACCTG